TAGGAGGGGATATCCCCTCCTATTTATTTTATTTTTATGATAAAAATTATATATTATTTCTATAAGAATCTAGGCATGAAGATGGTGTCACCATTCCCATCTTCTTCAGATAAGAACGGAGTAGGCCCCTAAAGAGGATCACCTGTGAACCCGAAGCAGGTGATGGAAATGGACGCGCGATTTTGTTAAAGAGCAAATTCGTTACAAGCGTCGTGCCTGAAGACGGCCTAGGCATGGGGTTACTTTCCAGGAGACAAATCATCAAGAAAATACTGCTAGTGAGCGGAATACTCTTTGCGGATGATAACTGTCGATTTCTGGTCTGAATTTATGCTTACGCATAATATGCAAAAGCCGTAATGGGAACATGGTTCTGATTGGGACGCTCATGTACAGGACATGAGTAGCGCTCCAAAGCAACACTGGCGGGTCCGTGAAAATCGGATACAATCAGAATTGATTTCATCGATGTAACCATTGCCTTCTGTCTGAATTGACAATAGCATCGTTAATCCTGTATAAACGTAGTATATTCGAATATCGACAGAGTGTTTGGATATGAGAAATCCATGCAATATTTTGTATGGTCAGCCTCAGGTGAATGTAGAAGTTACTTCGAGTATGCGATTAATTGGTGGCATTCATCTGGCCAATTCATGAGTTCCGAAATAATAGATGGCATGAATTTGGTAAAACGCATGGCTGTGGGACCTCATTCTTTGTTTTCGTTGCCAAGTGGCCAACCCTGACGTTGAGTCGGCAGTGATCGTACACCGGTAAATCGGTGGGCACCGTGGTCATAGAGGACCAGGAGAAGGCGGTTGCTTAGAGAGCGGACAATCGAGCCGCAATGGAGAAGAGTGTCGATATATTGCCTTCAAAAGAGGATAGTTGCAAGCAGATCATGTAACACTATCCCAGAGCGAAAAGGCTACGTAGGTAATTCTCGTTACCTGGCATAAGCACGAAGTGAAGCATACATTGGGGTATGTGCCTCGTGATACGTAAATGGATAAAATATCCTAACACAAGTGTGAGAACTTGTCTCCATGTAAGACACTGTACGTAGTAAGGGTTTTCCCTGTGAAACCGTGGTTAACTAAGGGCCTTTGAAGGTTCTCCTCTGGCTCTGGTGGTGGAGGGGTTTTGCGTATGACACTGTATGCGCAAAGTGAAACGAAATTGCGTGAGACATAATGTTTGCCTAAAACTTGAGTAGCCTTGAAGATGGGTAGTATGCAGTCATGATTTGCCTGTATGAGAAAGCAACCATCCCATGTCATGGAAATGCCAAAAAGTACACACCATGTATTGCGAAAGGGATGCATGTGCTGCACATGTTAATGTGTATCAATATGAGAGGGCCGGGCTTCAGCTCTAGTCCGGGATGGCAGATTGCCTCGCACACACGCAACTGTGGTAAAATAATATGGTTACCAACATACGCCATATACATTTACTGCTGAGGATGAGTGAAAGATATGGATATCGAAACGATGACAGTGGGAAGATCCTTTCGGGTGAAAGCGCGCAGGCTAGCGTTTCAGAGTAGCCCTCTTTTCCTCCATATCCCAAATAATTACCAATTAATATTTTATAATAGAAGGGAATGAAAAATTTGTCAGATACGAATCAGAAACCGAATCCGGATGTAGAAGAAGAAACATCTGCAGAGAAAGAATTGACCCATAAAGATATCATTCGCTTCATCATTGAACAAAATCATCGTGATGAATTATATCATGAAGCAATGATGGATGAACCAAATTCCGATGAGGTTGTTGATGATGGTGATGTCCTTGCGGTTTCTATTGCCGATGAAAAAACGCCTTCAACGATGAGTGAACTCCCCATCGTCCATCCTGAAGTACTTGATGCAGACGATGACATGATGGAGATTGAAGATGTTCGTGATTCCCTGCGAATGTTATATTCCTTCAAAGATGAGAAGGAAGAAGCATCCTATGAACAGATGAAAGCAGTTGTCCATAACATGTTGGACAATTATACCGATCTCATTGCAGAACGTCGATATCGTATCTCTGCTGGTCCAGGAAACTATAAGCGTTCTCGTATTGCAACCATCGACAATAGCATCCGTGTAGCAGAACATGCGCTAGAGGTTGTACGTGATCGATGCCCAGAGATTCTTCCTGAAATCACACCGTATGATTTCAATGAAGAGATCCCCATCAATGAGGAGCTTCGTGCAAAGAAAGAAGCGGTTAAGGAGAAACGGAATCAGCAGCATCGTTGCCTTATCATTCGGAAACATCAAGAGATTGTAGAAACATTGGGACCATCGATGTTGTATGTTCGACCGTTACAAGATGCTGCATATTTTGTAAATGCACATATGGCGGATGCCGCTCAGAATCTTCCGAAACCGAAGAACTATAAAGCTCCCAGCATAAAGCGACAGGCAGAGAAAATAAAGCAAGAAAAGGTTCAGATACGAAAAGAAATCAAGACTGAAAAAGAATATGAAAAAGAAACCGTCGAGATGATCGATATCATCAAATCGACACCGAAACGTATCGAGAAGTGGTTCAGCAAGCATTGGAAAAAGAGATACACGAAAGCTCTTTGTTCCGCAATCAGTCTTGTCATATCGACGGTCGTTGCTGGAATCGCTTCAAATTATACAAGGACAGCATGATGGATAGAATATGTTAAGAGGGGCGCATTGCTGCGCGCACCCTCTTAACATATTATTTTTTATGCTTCTTTGTATTTTGCTGCTTTTGCATCAATGTATAATATTAACTTCGAAAAATCTTTGATCAGATCGTGCATGAACGATTCCATATACGGTTGACTCGATGCACGAGAGGTATAGTAGTTGACTTGATCTTCGGATAATGTAATAATTGCTGTCGCTGGCGTAATCCCCATCATCATATTAAATCGATAGGAGTTGCCCATCATCGGATCATTTGCTGCAGAAGAAATTAATGTCATCAATTCTGAATAGACATCAAGAATTCTTGATTTATATTTTGAGATTCCTAATGTTTCTCCATCCCACATAAAATCATCAACCGGGATATTCTGTGCCGCCATATGATTAATTCCGCTGATGTATTTAATCTCCATTGCATCGGATGGATATGTCAGCATCAATTCCTTCAACATATAGATTGGTATCTGTACAACATACGATGCTTTTAACGGGGTGCGAAATTTCTTTAACTTCGATGCCATTGCATTCGATATAGGCTCACCGATGATATTCTCATCATACAAACACATTCCGGTTGTGATTGGGTCTAACTTTCCATATTGCGATAATCCGATCTTATAAATACCATCACCCTCAAATGTTTGGAGAGGTTTATATAGGATGGAATCATAGATCATATTTGTTTTTGCATTATATGTAACTGGTTGATTTTGTGCAATCATCATACCAATTGCATTTCGCAATGATTTCGAATTTCTTAATACATCAAAATCATCCGGATGTGGATAAGATTCATTAAATACTTTATTGTATTCATCCTGATCAATGGAATGAATTACATCCGAAAATGTAATCGGGATCCGAATATTGAACGTACGACAACCAATGGGAACATACAAAGTTGCAACATTTAATGGGATATCCCCATCATTCATCATCTGTTGCACCAGAGAAATTGCTTTATCGTATGAGGATCGTACTTGGTCGCGTAATGGCCCATATGCATTTAATTCAGTTGACGGTGGAATATCGATTGTGCAATTTTCCATAATATGAACCGTCGGATTTTCTCGGTAGACTTGAAGCAATTGGAATAATTCAATGAAGCTAACCGGACCAATGGTAATGAAATAATGGAATTCATCATTGATGATATTTTTAAAATTTTGATTCTTCAACAGATTTACTTTATGAGACAACGCATACTTCAACAGTGCATTCGAACCGCTTTCACGGATATCAAGTAGTTCAATACTCATGATACACAAATCCTCCTAAAATTATATATTTTATTAATACATATACGAATTGAAATTTTATGGAGAGTGTATTGCAATGGCTAAGAAAATATATGACCCAAAGGATTTCTCGGATACCCAAATGGATAAGTTGGCAGACTCCATTGAAGCATACATTCATATCCTATCAAACATCATGATTCTCCCAGAGGATATGAGTAAGCGTGAGGAAAAGGAGTTGATGTATTCCATTGAAAAATCGAAAAAGCTCATCAAGAAATTGAGGAAACATGACCGTAGTGTATTTCGTGATGACGATGATATCTAGGTTATATATTCTAACCGCATGATGTGTATTTATTCACATGCAGGAATACATAAGGTATTAATTTCATAATTCTATAAGGAGGAACTGCCGTGGCTGATGTTACTGTGAAAGAGGAGATTGGGAAGAAGTTGGTTGAACTTCTTTCTCCCGACAATGTCGCAAAGATTGTCCTTGGGACAGATGCAGATGGGAAGCAGCGTTCCATCATGGACATGATTGAAAAGAAGAAGAAAAAGAAAAGAAAGACTGCCGGAGACCTTTATAAGGAATCGGTAAAAAAGAAGAAGTCGAAGAAGAAGAAAAAGAAGCGGAATAAGAAGAACAAAAAGAAGAATGATATCGAGAATCTTATCATGGGAGGAAAAAAATGGTAAACTATTCCATCAACCGCGAAAAGGGAATTGTGATCGCATGGTTCCAGGAGGGATGCCTTGCTAAGAGAGAGCTTATGGAGGATGAGCTCGATTCTATGCTGCGGAGTCGTTGCAATAGCATTCAAATGTATCTGCTCCTCGACCACAATGATATCATTGATAAATTCCTCGATCGATATAACGACAAGAATTCATTTGTTGGTATTGCATATTGCAATCCGTCTGATGAGTTCGATGAACAGATTGGAAAAGATATTGCATTCAATCGCCTTCGTGAGAAAGAGCATCAGATGCTCAACAAGTTCACATTCTTTGTTCGTGATTGGTTGCTGAAATTTGCAAACGACCACAGACTTTCGATCATTCCGATGAAGTAATTAAAATAAGGGGGGAGTATCATCTCCCCTCTTATTTTTTCACACAACAGAATGGAGGAGTCGATATGATTCGAGGCAGTGATCCTGCATTATTGAACGTTCGATACATCCGAGGCGATCGGAAGAAAGACATCAAAGAATGTTTTGAAGTTATCTATAAAGACGGAAATGATGTTCGGGTATCTTATGAAGAGCCGATGGCGGATATCTACATTGTGAAACCTGAGTATCGGGATTATGATTACAATAAACCACAGGAACAAATATCCCGCATGGATAAAGTGACATGTAAAGTGTCTGAAATTCGAAAGAAGATTGCGGAAGCCATTGGTGATAACGGCGTCAACTTCGTCAAACAATGCTTGCGCGATTCAAACTTCAAAGCATTGGACCAGTTATATGGTTGGCGATTTGCATATGGTGCTGATTTCCAACCAGAATTCTATTACCTGCGTCATTGGAGTGAAACGCATAATTTGTCCGAAGATTATCTTGCTGGAACGAAGTTGACGAAAGCATTCCTTGATATTGAAACGGATATCATGGATTATAATTTGGATATGGATGATCTTGCATCTACGGCATATTGTCCAGTCAACTGTGCAACGTTAATCCTCGATGATACAAATGATTGTTATACGTTCATCCTAAAACCGATCAACCCGTCCAGGTTGTCATTGAAGGAAGATGAATATGATGCACGTTATGCGTTGTATGAGAAGCAACTGAAACAGTATGAAGCACTGTATCAAAATCAGAAAGCGAAGATTGATGAGCTCCATAAAGAGTTCGATGAAACGTATGGAAATCTGAATTATCAGCTTCGCTTTTATGAGAAGGAAATTGAATTAATCGCAGATATTTTCCGATGCATTAACACAAAGAAACCAAACTTCTGTCTGTGTTGGAACATGCGATTCGATATTCAATACCTTTATGAGCGCATTAAAATTCTGGGGTATGATCCGGTGTCCATTATTTGTCATAAGGATTTCAAATATCAAACATGTTATTTCAAAATTGATAAATCGACATTTGAAATTCAACGACAGTTCGACTATTTCCATTGCAGCTCATATACCAACTATATGTGTCAAATGCGGAATTACGGATTAATTCGAAAATCAGGACACAAATTACCAAGCATGAAACTCAATTATATTTCAGATCAAGAGCTTGGTGATCATAAGGTTGATTATCCAGAAAATGCAAACATTCGTACCTTCCCATACGAAGACTTCTCATTGTTCATCACATACAACATCAAAGACGTTTTACTACAGTTGGCCATTGAACGACGTACAGAAGATGTCAACACCATCTACATGCGTGCATTCTCCAACTTAACACCATATCCCAAAGCATTTAAAGAGACTCATTTGATTCGAAATTATCGTGAAAAATATTTTGAAGAATTTGAGGGAAAGGTGCAAGGAAACAATCTCAACGTCATCGATCGTGGAGAAAAGGATGAATTCTTTAACACCGGAGATGATGACGAGGATGATGACGGAAATGGAAAGTTGTCATACAAGGGAGCAATCAATGCAGACCCCATTTGGAATGATGCCGTCGGTGTTGAACTTCTTGGGAAACGATCCGATTCCATCTATCGGAATTGTATGGATTATGATATGGGCGCATTCTATCCGTCCATCAAGATTGCATCGAATATGGATCCGGAAACATTATTGTTCAAGGCAGCTTTTGATAATGAAGAATTCATGTCGGGACAATTCATGAATCGATCTCTTGTTACGGAGTATGAAGAAAAGGACAAGAATGGAAACATTCGTCCCGTCGACATTACCGGAGAAGCTGTCAATACATATGTAAGCAATAATCCATTGACGTTTGCATATAATTATTTGGGAACCCATTCGATTACAGATCTATCAAAAGAATTTGAATCATGGATGAAAAAATAAGGAGGGGGATATATTTCCCCTCCTTTATTTTTTAATCGTATACTTTCCATAGTTATTGATATATTATAATAGTATAGACAAGAATAATATCTATTCATATAAGGAGGAAATAATCATGTTCAAGTATTTCATTGGCGCAGTCGTTACAGTTTCTGCCATCTTTGTAGCAGAGACGGTTGTCACTGAGTGGAAGGCAGACAAGCGCGCAAAACGCAATGCGATGACAATAGAAGCAAACGCCAGATCACATGCAATTCGCAATGGCTTTTTAAAGAAGTAAAGTAAACCGATAGAGGAGGATAAAATCATGTGGGACTTTATTATCGTTGGAGCTGTCTTTGTAATAGGTGGAGTATTCATTGGACACTGGTGTACGAACGCAATTGAAAATCGTCCAAAGAAACAGGAGTATGACCGAGAGGCCATTGATGAGTTAAAGAATGTTATCAAGGAACTAGAGAAGATGACGCCACCAGTTAAAGAAGGAAAATAAAATGTTCAATGCAATCAAATCCTATTTCTTCGATTCCGTCGAGAAAAAGAAGATTAAAGAACAACTCGAAACCATCCGCAACATTCGTGCAGGGCTTGAGCGAGATATGGGACCAGACGATAAATTTGTCCATGGGTTTATCGAAGGTCTCCGTCGTGACGAGGAAATCCTTGAAGCTCGACTGCTTGCATGTTGAAATATAAAGGAGGGGAGCAATCCCCTCCTTTATTTTTTACTTTATATCATTCTGGATTCTACTTGCGGTTGCTTCAATTTGTCCATTATATTTCGAATTCATATTTTTTCCATAAATACGATTCGATTTGTTTGTTGTCGTGAGATGAATTTGTGCAACCCGAGTTCCCGTATACAAACGAACGGGATAGGGAGATTCATTATATACTTCCAATGTGATGGTTCCATGGAACCCCGCATCAACCAAACCGGCTTGTTCTGTCTGTAATCCCATACGAGCAATACTACTACGTCCTTGCACAAACCCAATCATCCCATTGGGAATATTTAATTTCTCAATGGTATTTACCAGTATGAATTCTCCCGGGTCGATAGTAATAAATCCATTCTCTTTTAAAGAATTCACCTGAATTGTGTGAATCGGTTTTCTGATATCAATAATACCACCAGACGGACGATCTAATTTGATACAAGATGTCCCAATACGAAGATCAAAACTATTTGGCTGCAATTGACTTTCATAGTCCAGGGGAAATTTTTCATCAATGGATTCAATGATGTTTTTATTCGCAATGAACCACGCAATCTCTCGGTCATTCAATAATGTCTTTGGGGGAAAATATTTCATTTTGAAATGAAAAATGATATCAGATAATTTCATGTCAATTTTCCTTTGCTATACTGGCTGAGATAATGTCGTTATCGACTGTAACGTTACCTGCATTCTCAAGATCATTCTTGATTGCATCCATAACGCTTGGATCTGTTATTACACGAATTTGAAGAGTGGTTCCATCCTTGCTGACATCCTGAATATCATGGATATCCTTTGAATATGGCTTACACCCATTATATATTAAAGAAAACTCCTCGAAGTTATTCTTTACGAGATTTAATAGTTTTTCGGAATCAGCCGGTATAATTCTACCCAGATATTCTGGTTTATACTCATTCATAGAAATTATACCTACCTTTTTTATTTAAAATAGAGAAGGCGGTTCTTTCGCTTTCCGCTCCCGCCTTAACTCAATCAACTTCACAACATACCCTTTGGGTAATTCATTCCATATATATGGGAACATTGGATCGTTCTTGAACAAATTGCCCAGTTCCTCGATCAATCGTACATTTTGTTCGACGCTTTTTATGCGTTCAGCCTCGAATGCTGCTAATTCTTCTTCAGAACTACTTGCACGCTCATAAGGCTCTGGGCCACTATAAAAAGCATTCTACTCATATCCTGGATGGGGATGTTGGAAACATTTCCACACTTGGGGCAAACAATATCGCGGAGATTGTATGTGAACTGATATGGTTCGAGAATCACACGCATCATTTCCCCAACAGTCTGATAGTCGACTTCATCCAGCTGCTTCAGTACCTTCATAATGCCATCGACGGAATTAATTTTTGCATACGATCCATTGTATGGTACAAGAACTGCTTTGACAACAGATAGCATTGTAACCGTAAGTGCATCCGATGCGGATGGACTCTGAGCCTCGGTGATTTCAAGAACCTTGCCAAAGATGGTATTGATGTGCTCATATGCAGACTGATGTCCGCACATAATCTTGAACCCTGAGTGTGGAAGGGTGATTACCGAAGAAGATGCAAGGAACGAATCCTTGTAGTTTGCTTCAATCTCCTGCTGAGAAGACACCGTTGCAGTTTTGTCCATTTCCTCTAATACGGCAGGATCAATCTTCTCCATATCAAGGAGATTCTTCGTGGAATATACCCAATCATATTCCTTCTTACATTCTTCTCCATTATGTCGTGCATGACAATTGATGGAGATGACTTCACTTTCCATGGTCGTCGCACAGAGAATCTTCCATAACATAAAATCGAGATCCAGGAACGACGTCTTTTTGAGGAAATCATCAAATGCATCGCCATACTCAAGCTTTGCTCCTTCCGGAACAGGTTCTCCTGCATTGAGATGAACCTTCTTCTTTGTGGAAGGATCGATATAATATCGGAACGGTTTGAATTGTCCAATGGAGGGATTCTTGAGATGGTTGAACACAATCGTCCATTTTTTCTTGAGCCCATCCACCGTGTTGAGTTCTTGCGACTGAGATAGGTCTAGAATCTCTGGATATGATAATCCAGTAAATGTTGCCCGATACTTGGATGCTGGAATCGGAGATGATACATCATTCATCTTTCTCGTATACTGAGAAAGAACATTGTCGATTGCATTTTCATCCAGCTCAACAACCTCATTGTATTCCAGAGGTGTTGTTTCAACAATATCAAGCTCGACTCTACGACTCTTCTTGATCTTATCAACGTCTTCTTGATCCCAGAAGATATGAGAAGCATCTTCCTTATTGACACGGACAACGGTCTTGTCAATTACTACATCTGGAATCTTTTCCAAATTCTGTGTTGCCTTGGAAATAATTTCTAGATCTTCTTCTTTGGAATGATCTTCTTTCACAGTCGGCTGGGCAGGAATTACTTCTGCAACAGCTGGCTCTACTGGCTCCACTTTATTCTGGGAGACTTTAACATTTGGGCTATAACCATCTTCCCACTCAATGACCGTTGACGGGAACTTTTCGACATATGCTTTGATGCGAGCATCCAGCTGTTCATCGCGACGCTGTGTATTGGTATCCGACGCAATTGCGAAAATAGCAGCATGTTCTGCCGGATCTTCAATTGCAAGTTTCACAATATGAAGTCTCTTCTTTGATGCTTCAATTGCCTGCGTCTTAATCATAAGATCGTCAACAGCAGCAGCGCCATCCTCAACGGCATGATCTTCTGCAACGTCTCGAAGTGTTGTATCTTCCTTCTCAACATATTTATCTTTGTCAACCATAACGCCGAGAGAAGATCGATTGAGCTCTTCCAATGATTTCGTATCTTCTTCATCTGGCGTCCATTTGCTGGCACGATACACATCGCTTCCATCCGCTGTAACGAATTCATCTACATCATAATCGATATCGTCATCAAAAATATTCGTATTTTCATTCATGAATTTCACACTCCATCAATTACTTGATTCTTCCTATGAATTAAAAACACTGTAACTTGTGCATATCATTTATAGTAATTCATCATCCAAATCATATAATTGAAAACGCCGCGTGTATAATTGATGATTGTACCTTTATTCGAATATGAATCTGTAATATGAATGATATCATTCATCCAATAATCAACGATTGCTCTCAGTTCAATGTACAGTTCGTCTTTTGAACTTGCAATGGAACGATAAAGTGCCAATCCGTATGAAATAAATTCTCCTGAAACAATTTCCGTATTTCCAGTTTTACGAAAATATCCAATAACGACATTTTCAATGAATTTGTGAAGCTTGTTATTCTGATCACTGTATATCTTGTTGAGATATGTCTCTAGTAAATCTTTATTTACGGAATTTGCTTCCGCATTAAATTTAACAAATGCTTTGTGAATAAAATTTGCCTGCATCTTCGCATAAATTTTATCAATCACGGCAGAAGTATTGGAATATTGCCCATCGACATTTGTCACATTTCCATTTACATCAATTCCACTTTGTGCAACCAAAGTTCCATTATTTTGGATATTATCGAAATATACTTTTGCGATCTTCTTAATGGTTGCCTTTAGCTGATTTCGAGCGCGGTAAAGAAAATCCATATACTGGTAATCCATCTCTGTTGTAACGCGATTTTTACAAAGATTGACAACGCCGTTCATGTCATAGTAGAGCAATTCCAACAGATTTGCCATCTTCTTGATTTTAAATTTCTGCGGCAGATGTTCGATTGTATAAATCATAACGGTTGGCTGTACGCCAGTAGGAAATGACTTTCTCAATAGAATAGGATATTCCGCAAATCCCAACATATATTTACATGCGGTCAACAAATCTTCGTATCCTTCTTTGATACATTCTGCAATCAATATTGCGATGAGTAGCTTATGCGGACCAGCTTTAATGATTTCCATATTCAACTGCCCATCATATGCTTTCATCGATACTTCTTTACACTCATTTTTCATAATATCTTCGGATAACCCGAATAATGCATAAACGGGTTCAAATTCATTCTTCCCAAAAAGAAATGAATAGATAGGCCCCGGTGCATACAATTGCTCAGAGTTCGTGTCAATGAATTTGCCTGTAAATTCAATGATTGCATTCCGATTCTTCGAAGATTGTAGTACTTTATGAACGACAGGAACCAGAGTTTCTTTCAAATGATAAGAGACTTTTGCCGCTGATTCCATGTATGCAATTTCATCCGATAAACTTTGCTCATATGATTCAATCAAATATGTGTCTGACATAACAATCCTTCTTCCTATATGCTCATTACAAGTGAGTTGCAGGATATCATATCTTCTAAATGAATCGATATATATTATATTATTGATAGGAGGTATGATATTATGAAAAACAACAGATGGCGGAACAAATTCCGCGAGATCGAACGATTGTTCCCTGATCCGATAGAAATGCATTGATGGGAGGGAATAATCATGGGCGATTTAGGATCTGACATTATCATCGAATAAAAATAAGGGGTATCATACACCCCTTTATTTTTTATTATATATTCTATTTTTATCGTTGAAAGGGGAAATAAAATTGGATATTATTTTTCGTATTATTGAGATGATATCATCAGTGATGCCACTCATTTTATGTGGGGCCGTAGGTGCAGCATTCTTCTTAACGTTGCGGGAAATGTACTATTGTGTACATCCATGGGATCGACAGAAAAAGAAAAAGGATGAATGATTTATGCGAATTTCATACATTCGATTAGAAAATTTTGCAGGTATCTATGGTGGTACCAAAAAAGATTTTATTGAAATTGAATTCCCAAAAGATGCTCGACGGATTACTCTCATTCAAGGAATTAACTCATCTGGTAAAAGTACGTTACTGAGTCAAATCCACCCATTTGCGTATCCATCTTCTATTGATGAAAGATCAACCCTAAATCTCATTCGTGAAGGGAAAAATGGGTATAAAGAAATTCATTACATTGTTGAAGATCATACATTCATTCTGAAGCATTACTATAAGAAGAACAAATCTTCTTACACAGTAAAATCATATATCCAATTGGATGGAGAAGAATTGAATGAAAATGGGAATGTAACATCGTTCAATCAACTCATCCAAATCCATTTTGGGCTACAGCAAGATATGATGCGATTGCTTCGGTTAGGATCGAATGTAAATTCATTCATCTCATTAACTCCTGCGCGTCGAAAGGAATATATTGGTTCATTGATTGATGAAATCGATATGTATCTCAAAGCATATAAAAAGGTTAATGATGATATCAAAGTAACCAAAGCGTTGTTGAATACAACCATTGGTTCCATGTATCAACTTCATGTGCAGGATATTGTTGCTGAGAAATCGACGTTGAAAGATCTCTATAAGAGTGAGAAGCAACTATCCATTGATCGTGATACACTCTTGCAAAAATTAAACTCCATCAAAGAATTGGAGAATAAAAACAATATCGACGATTTGAAGTTACGGAAGCATGAATTGGAAACATCATTGTTTGATATTTCGAATACAATTGATATAGTGAAGAAGAATCAGTTGGAACATGTGTCTGTCGATGACATGATTCAAAAACGCGGGATGAAGATTAATCAGAAGATCGAATTACAATCCCAAGTAAATTCACTAAAACTTCAAATTGATCATCTGTATCACCAGATCGAACAAATGGAAATTTCTGTAAAACGAGTGTCATCAAATCAGGATATTCATTCAATGGAACAAGCACTTGCATCGGTGCAACAGCAACTTCATCAGATTCCAGATGAGATCAAAAAGATGTCCTCATCAAAAATATCTTCCGGCGATTTACAGGGGATCATTAGCCAGTTGGAATCTGCCAATCAAATTGTTCAAACATTGTATGGGTTCGGAAAAGAACCCATGCGTATTTATTTGAAACTCGCAGGAGATGGCGAATCCATCGATTTGTGGTTAAAGAAACGAGCACAGGAACATTCTTCTTCCTTAAATGAAAAAGATATTCAACAGCTCATGTCTCAGGTATATAAAGATGATATGATCATCACGCCCAATTGTGCAGAAGAGTTTGTTGATTGTCCGTATTACCGATTGCACGAGATCCTCCAAACATTGGAGAAGAAAGTCAACATCAACATTGATCCAGAGACATTGCGATACATCCAATCCATTTATCAAAATATGGATCGTATTCTGAATCAAATTGATTTGATCAAACAATGCAATCTTCCAGATAAATTGATGGATGGGTTACGATCGGTTTCCATTTACAAAAACTTATCCATGGAGCTCCCAATCTTCGATCTACAACCGTTACGAAACTATCTCTCCATCATACGAGAGCATGAATCGTATCTACAACTGGTAGATCATGAAAAACAAATCCAATTGCAGATCCAATCGTATCAGAATTCTGGCGTGTCTGGGTATCAAGATATGATTACATCCTGTCGAAATGATATTCAAACGCATAAAGATTCCATTGTTCGTTTACAAAAACAACTGGGAGATATGGATGAAGAATTATCTGTCATTGATTCCAATATTGGAATATTGACGAAATACCATGATGCATTAAAATATGAATCAACGGTCCGTGCATCATTGAAGGATATTGATCATGTGTTACTACCATTGGAATCTGCAACTGCTGATAAACAAATGTTTGAATGGGAGTTTCAGCAGAAGGACCAGGAGTTGAATCATCTCCGTGAAGAAATCAAAAATCAGGAAATGAAGATTCAACGATTCAAAGAATTATCAAAAGAAGAATCTAGTTTGAAAACAAAACTAGATCATCTTTCGATCATTCAAGAATCCGTGTCAACGAAAAAGGGGATTCCTGTCATCTACATGAAGACATATCTTGGAAAAATTCAAGAGACAGCGAATCGGCTGCTATCAATCATTTATGATGATCGATTCAAATTGGCAAGCTTCAATGTGACGCAGGAAACATTTGAAATCCCATACATCAAAAATGGGACAAAGATTCCTGATGTACGATATGCTTCTCAATCGGAAATACCGTTGGCGACAATGGCACTATCCTTTGCAATTTCATCACGCATGTCCTCAAAGTATAATATCATCCTACTGGATGAAATGGATGCCGGATTTGATGAACAGAATCGTCAAGCATTCTTGCAGATGCTGGATACGCAGATCAAAATGTTAAATGCGGAACAGGTGTTTATCATCAGCCATAACATCAATAACATCATCGATATCCCGGTAGATGCAATTCGGATGTCCAATGATATTCCATTATCTAAACTTCAAAATATTATTTACGAATCTTAATGGTAGATATATATTATTTAGATGGATGGAATCATTGTTTTGATATAAGGAGGAAACAAACATGCCTTGGATTCAGGAAGATCGTAACCCGGCAACCTACATCGGATCTATCTTCAATGATAGTATCCTGCCAACCTATGTTGGAATGAATGAATGGGTGAATATGGAAGATCGATATTCTTTCGATGGGGAACCGAAAGGAGATAATCCATACTTCGGAAAACCGCATAAAGCGGTGTTGATGGTGCAGATGGTGAATCAGATCAACAAGATGATTCACGAAGACAAGATTGAAGTTCCCAAACTTCCAGACTATACGCATCCGCCATTTTTCATCATCGAGTGTGATGAATATCCCATCGAGAAGCATGTCGCTCTCATCACTTCGAATCGTATGCAACCGATCGTGCATGAATTGCATACCCCAAAAGGAACATACGATGCATTCCGATTGGATGATGTGAAGTCTATTGACCTTACAGATCATCTCGATCATATCGACATTGTTGCAATCGGTCAAGTCTCCGGACATATGTTCATTGAACTCGATGATGATGAAAAGGACATGATCGTCGATAAACTGTTCGATGATGTGAAAAGGTACTTTGAAGAACCCGTTGGCTGGAAGTAATATAAAGGAGGGGATCATCCCCTCCTTTATATTTTTTACAGAATTCCTCGAATCAGTTGATTGATGTGTGTCATATTTGCACCATTGGTGGATTTTGAATATTTTGTATTGTTCGTCGAACGAAGCTTCATTGAATTGGAATTTGTACTCGATGCATCGGAAAGCATCTTTGTTGATTCGCCTGTATTTCCACTGATTGTACGAAGTTCTGAGAGCATCTGGTTTAGTAGATCTACCACAGCCCCATCACTCATTGGACCTTCTACCTTTTCTGGGAGAGACGGCGTTTCTGTAATTTTATGTTCCACCTTAACATCTTTGATTGGAGATGCGTTTGGTGTGAATGTCGATTTACTATTCCGTCCAAACATATTGATGATTGCGTTTGCTTTCGCTCGCATGACATCTTCCGAATCATTAGCATAATCAATGCGATTGTATTCTGGAATTTGTTCTACGGGAACATGTGCAATCGATGCTTGGATTTCATCAATACCGCCACCAGAACCATATTTCTGCAATACACTTTGCGCGGTTGAAATGCGGGTTGCAATGTGGTTGACATTTGGATCTTCATCCGGACCTTCGTAATTATCCATCCATGCTTTGGTCTTTGCATCAACACCAGCAGCATTCTTCATCATGGATATTGCGCCACCATAAGAACTCTTTGCTTCTTGATCAAAGAATTCAAGTTGTGCACCAAGATCACCAATGGAAGAGCCTTTGGATTTTACATAATCGAGAAGATTCTTTTTACGACTTCCATACGTCCACTGTGCAAGTCCATAACCGGCAGAGTCGCCATCAAAGTTTCCATATGCACCAGTATCGACCTTTTGTGTATATGTATTATCATCCATTCCCAAAGAACGTTCATAATCGTTCTGTAGGTTTGTTGGGGAATATCCAGATTCTACTGCAAAGTTACCCATGATGGCAGCAGCATCTTCTTTGCTATATCCCGCTTTCGTTGTGAGATAGGTCCAGATATCTTTCTCATTCTCACCTGTAATTTCAGCAGCAGCTCCAGCTGCAACACTTGCGCCAGCTTTACCGCCAGCATTTCCAAGACTACCAACAAGACCACCAGTAAGACCATATAGCATTTTTTGACCAGCTTGCATGATCTGACCAACAATACTCGTTGCTCCAGAAGAACCTCCACCAGAGGATCCCCCAACGCCGTTTGCAAATCCTTTTGCATTTGGATCGCCGGTCTTGATGATGTGTGCGGCATTCTGCCAATCACGTTCAGTCGCACGCTCAACAACCTTAAGTTCAGAGGAAGAGTTATCTACACCCCATGGGGCCCCATTTTTCATACCAGTATAAATACCAATATGATTGTTGTGATCCTCATCATCATCCGTTGGTCCAATTGGTGTGGAAGCCTGATCCCATGTAACTGCATCACCCGGACTCAGGTTCGAACGATCGTATGGAAGGATTGGAATATTTGCTTTCGCCGCATTCTGTAGAATTCCGACAACGGAAACAACTCCGCTATCTTTCATCTGTTTCAAGAATGGGCTATAGTAGCTACCGATTTTACCGACAGCTTCTGCACAACCAACGGTTCCATTATCCATCCTCTTACCGAGCCATGCCTGTACACCTTGGCGCAATCCTTCTTCAACATTACCAGAAGCTCCGCCACCAGAAGAAGCAAGCTCTGCGTTGGTGTCGTCTTTAACCTCGCTTAGTGGTCCACCGGCTCTACGTCGTGTAAATGGATTCACTGGATGACCGTTCTTCTCTACCTGATAATGGAGATGTGGTCCTGTTGATCCGCCAGTATTACCCATGCGACCAACAATGTTACCCTTATTTACTCTTGCACCTGGAGAAACACCTTGTGATGCAAGATGCATGTATTTGTATGTGTATCCGTCGTCTCCCTGGTATGTGACATAATTGCCACCACCGCCATGTTCGTATCCAGAATCAACAACAGTACCCGATGAAGTTGCAACTGCTTCTGCAGTGGTTGCACCATTGGCTGGAATAATATCAACACCACGGTGCACAGTCCTCATTCCATGAATTGGATGGATGCGAGGACCATAATTGCTTGTGATAACACCAGCACTGGAGAGTGGGCCATTCACTTCATCCAGGCCCCCACCAGACGAGAAAGATCCTGTTACCGAGGCATATTTATCTTTTGCCCAATCCCCAAAACTATTGAATGCAAGTTTTGCGACATCAGTAATGGACAATTCCTTGAGGTCTTTGAACATCGTTCCAACTTTATCGAATAGATTACCAAGTCCTCCGCCGACATACTGTAAGAACGTTTTATTCTCTTTGCCCCATGGCGTATAATCAGATAGTTTGAATTCTTTTATTGTGTCTACCCATTCACCAATCTTTTTCCCAATACGGTAAATCGATGCAATGGTATCATGAGTCACAACACGAATGCCAAGTGCGGGAACTTCCCATGGGCGGATATTGATAATGGACCCAATGAAATCATCTGAAACAAATTCATCGTAACTATCAAGCTTCCCACTAATTTGTTCCCCAGTATCACCAGACATCCAGTGATCAAAAAGTTCTTGGATGCCTCCACCAATCTTATGAACAACGGCTGAAATATTATGCATGGATGCACGAATTACTGGTCCCAATGCAATGGTACCAAGTTCAGAATCCCCATTCATAACTTTATCGTAGATATCAAGATCGAATTCATCGGGTGCTTTTTCAGATGCAGGTCCAAGGAATTCCTGAATATTTTTTGCAATATTCTCCATGGTTGGCATCATAAATTTACCCAACACACGAAGTGGATATAGTGGTAATGATAGAATCTTTGTAACAACTTCGCCCGCATGTTTCATGGATGGATCATCGATGAAATTCTTTACGGTAGAAATCGTTGAAGTGAAATCTTCTTTTGCTGTATCAACCACTGCACTACCAAATACAACGGCGGTATCTTTAATTCCGTATGCAACCTTACCAACTTTTGCAAGAAGTGTTGGGTTGACAAGATTATTGTATTCCTCAAGACTTAAATTGGTACCATTTTCATCATTGTATTTCCGAAGATCTGTTGCAAGTCGTTCACGTTTTTCACCAGAAGATTCCATACCACCTGCTTCTGCAATTGCATCATAGATGGTAATCGCAATGGTTTCGCGAACGCCTGGGTCAATGAAAATATCTGCAAGTTCAACGAGTGGAAGCATCGGAATTCCATTAAATATCGCACCTAGAATGCTCGCAATTGCATTCATCACAACATTTGTATCCTCTGAACGCACACGGAATAAGTTTGCAGTATCCATTGCTCCAGCAATACCACCAACCGTACCCATTGCAATATTTGCAAGACCAGCAGTTGCGGTACCACCTGCCGTATTTAAACCAGCAATGGTTAAACATCTACTAATGATTTTCGATGCGCGACTTCCTGCATTTGCAGCAAGCTTTGCTAGTTTAGCTGGAGTGATCCTCTTCAATGTTCCAGCAAGACTTTCCAGTACAGAATCGAGTTTAGTTTTGGATGAACCCATGAGCTCTTTCAACTGTTCGCTGGATTTAAGTTTCTCAACGAGCTCACCAAACGCTTTCAACATTCCATCGACAAGTTTGTTGAGTCCACCTTGCTGAACAACTTCAACACCACCGACCTTAACTGCTCCTCGCATGGACCACATAGCACCTACTTGCGTTGCTGCTGCAGCTCCATTACCAAGCATATCAGAGCCGGTCATATTTGCAACGGCATCACCAACTGCATTACCTGCAGATGCACCAATTGCAAATCCGGTGCCAAATTTTAGAACACCACGGTTTATATGCGAAAGGGTATTGGCATATCTTGAATTTGCTGCAAAAACTTCAGATGCTTTACCCATGATCGGCAATCGTGCATTCTCTTGAACGAGACCACCCAATCCACGCATCGTACCAGAATCCATGATGCGATTTCCTTCTGCATCACGGTTTGTATGAGTTAATGAGAATGGACTAGAAACACGATCTGGATGATTTCCACTTCCAGCACCATCAATTCCAAGAAGATCTTTAAAGAATGTGAATGCAGTATCCTTCATGAAGTTCCAAATACTGCCGGCGACTTCTACGACTGTATTTTTGATCTTCTGCTTGGTTTCAGCATCAAGGACATTATCCCAGATCGCCTTTATTCCAGCAACAACTGCTCCGCCACCAAGAATCTTACTTATGATGCCGCCGTTCGTGAAGAAATCAAGCATTTTCTCAAGGATGTTTTTTCCACCCTTGTCAGATTTCTTGTCTTTGTTCCAACGAAGAATCTTCGAAAGTGAACTCTTCATCTTTGAAAAGAAACCGGGACCACTTTCTCCCGTGGTAACATTATTAATTTCATTGATTTCGGTATCAGTAATTTCATCATTTGCGCTGATGGTTTGAATTGCAGCCCCCATCATTGCTTCTGACTGACGAGACCTTCCGGATGTATTATCCTTAATTCCTTCGAGTAGTTTAATCTGTTCTTGCATCAAGTCACGCTGTTGTTCTTCAATCGTAACTTGTTCTTCCATGTAACTTTGGACGTTTCGTTTCTTTCCAGAAGTAAGACTTGCTTGGAATGCACTATAACTATCATACTTGGAATCGTTCGTAATATTCTTACGGTCGGCTTGGCGTTCTCTTAACTTTGCTGCCATATCCTTTGTAGCAATCAGATTCGCAGCAGTACGGAGAATGCCTCCGCTTACTTCACCACTACCAGTAATCCCAAGACCAGCAACATTCGCCAAACCTTTTACCAGATTTCCTGGAACAGAAAGTAGACTTGTAAAACTACCCATCAATTTTCCACCAAGCCAGCGGAATAATTTTCCAAAGGTAGAATCTGCTGCAGATTTTACACTGTCCACGATACGAGATTTGATCGCAAATCCAAGATCTGCAATTGGACCAAGAATATTCTTTCGGAGCTGCGTTGTAAAACGATCAAATACTTTACCGACCGCATATCGAACGGGATTGATGACAGAGTCCATTGCTTTTCCAAAGATACCCTTGGTGATGGTTTCTCCATCTTGATCCTTTTCACCGAAAAGAAATCTCTTTAATTTCTTTCCAATTCCCGCAGAATATAATCCAACTCCTGCAAGTGATCCTGCAAGTAGTCCAAGTGGTCCACCGAGGATTCCCAATCCAGCCATTGCACCAACCGAAGTCGTCAACAGCTTAGAGCGTTTCTCTTCTACAGACTGATCATCATCTGCATCGCTTTTCATTGTAAAGAATCCAGCAACACTCTTGAACCAATTCATGGTTCTACTCGATGCATTTCCAAATACATCCTGTATGCTATCCTTTACAAATCCAAACAATCCACCCTTATCGTTATCAGCAACTTTTTTAATGATTTTATTCCCATTCTGATCAACATCAGCATAGGAATATCCGGTACCAAACATTTTATGTTTGACATGACCCCATAGGTTGCCATACGAATCATTGATGGTTTTTGCTTGATCTTGTACCCATTTAAATCCAACAGATTGGACATCATGTGCGATATCCATAAAAGCAGCTTTCACATCATCTGGGTTCCCACTGAACATTGCGCGTGCAAAATTACCACCACGCATTTTTGCCCACTGTCCAAACTTCTGTGACTTCGATCCGCTCTTATACTCCGCAGATTCTTGTAATGCTTTCCATCCATCGTCATCGGTGCCGATATTTGCATTAAATGCTGCACCTGAATCAGAATCACTATCTGGGCTTTCACGGTAATCCACTGGAGCTCCCAGATTGCCCATCTTTTTGAACTGTTTCGTCCGAATATCCGCTGAACCAACCTGGAATACATTAATTCCTCGATTCAATCTCCGATAGATTTCATAGAGTACTGAGTTCGTATAAACAACACCAAATTTTGTACCACCGGATGCACGGGACTGGATATTAGAACCTTTTCCATAGGATTGGAGAATACGATTCCGATCACCATTTGGATCATCCTTAATAGATTCCAACCCATATTCATTATATCTTCTCGCATTATCTACAAATGCTGAAGCCGATTGATTTCGACCCATATTGGTACGCTGTGCCTGGATGATCAAATCCTGCGCATTCGTTCCACTGGTCAAATTCTTCATATTATCAATGAACCGATTAAGTTGTTGCAATTCCTTTTCAGAGAACTGAACGCCTCCAGTGAGTCGATTGATGTATGCAGCAGCACTGTCTCGATTGCGGAAGGATGCAATGTTTTTTCTAGCTTCTCCCGATGATGTTGTTTTTCCAATATCATCAATAATCAGATCATAAAGCATATTGGAGATTGTATCCGGAGGAAGACTTTTCTGAATACTTTTTGTAGCACTACTCAATGATGTCGTAATGGATTCCTGAATCGCTCTTGTGAAGTCATTCTGAATCTGATTGGCTCCAACAAATTTTCGATTCTGGTAATTGTATACTTGATTTTTACCAGTGATGGCATGTAAAATATCTTTTAGATATCCTGGGATAACATTAACAATTGCCTCTTTGGTAACGGAATCAAATGGAACCGATTTCAATTCCAACTGTTTCCTGGAAGTATCAGCTGCTTTCTTATCCGTAGATTGGATTCCGAAAATCTTTCCCATGATTCCCATGAAACCATTTTGATCTTTTCGCTCACCCAACCGGATCAATGAATCTACCAATACGCTATTGATTGCATCATCCAGCGCATTCATATTTTTCTTTAGATTTGGAGCAGCTTTATCCATGCCCATTGAAAATAGCATGGATATGATTGCATCGGGTCCAGCAGCTTTTCCCAAACCCAACATTGTCGAAGCCAGACCAAGTGCAGGTCCAAGCTGACTGTTCTGAATATTTCCTTTGACAATATCTTTGTAATTTTTGAAAGAGAATTTTCCGTTAAAGATATCTTCTTTCGAATTCCCTTGCGCAGATGCAACGGTAGCTTCAATCAGCGTTGATGTATTCTTTGTCGTTACTTCAATCAACTGATCCAACTTTTCTTCAACGGATTTAAACCCTGCTGAAATTACAGCCGTCTGCTTATCTAAGGAAGCAAGGATATTTGCTGTTGTTTCAATCTGTGCTTCCATCAGCTTTGCTGAACTGGAGATTACGGATTTTGCAACCGTATTGGAACCTTTTTGGAATTCAGTAATTTCTGCCTCAGTAACGGTAGCGGTATCCGATGATTCAATCCCATCGAAGGATAATTGTGAATCAACATCAACACCGTCCAATGCATCAGATTCACTCATATACCATGCATGAATTTTATTTAACGTGCTTCCAGATTGACTCTTCATCCCACTGATCACATTTCGAATGGGCATGACGCTGTCATTCAATTCACGTTTCAGTATCGATAATTCGGATCGCGCAGAAGACGCAATGGAAGTCGTCTTTGGCATCAATTCTTGAATATAATCACCAGCTGCACCTCTGAGGTATTGCGCTGTTTTTTGAAAAAATTCAGGTCCAATTTTACTCGTTTTAACACCTATTGACGCACTCATATTTCTATCACACCTCACTTGTGCGGTTGGTATTCTTAACTAATTGGTCTGAAGGGGATATCGATCGAAATAAAAAATAAAGGAGGGGATCGATCCCCTCCCATTTCCATTACATCAATCCTTGTAAGTTTAATGGGAACTCCAGGAAACGTCGATTGTTTAATGCCGATAGTGATGCGACATCAATCTTATCAATCAATTGCGTTTGTATGTATTCACGGTCTCCATCCGTTAACATCTCTTCATGGGTATCCAACGACATGCATCGATAATTTTCCGAAATCATTTCAACATGCTTCTTTGGGAATATATCCATGATCGGAGTCAGCGAAGTATACTCCATGAGTATGGAACCGTTTTTCATCGATTCCTGTAGAAGTAAAATCATTTGATCCATTTTTAATTCACGAATCGTGTCGATGTTCCGATAATTATCTCCAATCGAAATCAGCAATAGCTGGTAGTATAACTTACTATGGAAGATGTTGATGATACTTCGATTCGGCTCATCATTTTTTAACAGATGTAGAATCATGGAATCAAGATCGGATATGATGGTACGAATTCCTTTATCACGACAAATATAGATGGGGGTAAAGTTCCCATCAAAATGATACAACGTATCAAATCGATCCGTCGTAATAATAACATTATTGTCTCCTTCCAATATTTTCGGAACAATGGATGCATCAAATCCTTTTGCTCGTACAAAGTATACATGATCAATGTATTGGCAAATCAATTCTACTTCTTTGATGATATTGCGTTTTACAATTTGCAGAATATCCCGATATTGCGGATTGTTGTTATATTTATTGAAGTAAAACTTTCGATAATACTTCTTATACGTCCGCATAATTTGCTTATCAGACGTTAGATCGGTATAATAAAAGAAGATCTTACAATCCTTCTGATGCTTCTTAAAATACATCCGATAATTTGCCGCAACATTTAGAATGGCAGATTCCATCTCCAGCACAAACTGTTGTTTGAAATTTACGATCGTTTGTAAGATGTTACGACGATGACTGAGATTATCTAGAATGGATTCAAAGTTAATAAATACATTCACACTGTTTGATTGGTCTGATAAAATTGGTGCAATGTGTCGATCCAACTCAACCCATTTAATCATCATACTTCCCGCGGTTGTCCCAATACCAGTATGATATTTTGCCTCCATAAAAACCACCCTTCATATGATTTCGGATACACGTTCGATCATGGATGCCGGTACCCCGAAATCATCCGCCTTCATATTTTGAAATACAACGATTTCATTATACAACCATCGATATTTTTTTACGGTCGATTTTACGTGCGATATTGTAATATTATTGTCGATATACAAATGGATATTTACATTCTCCCCATAAATTCCTTTATCAATTAAGAATGCAATCCCATCATCATAACGAGCCCCTAATGTTGCAATATACACACTATTCTCCATTTTGAAATTATGATAGACCGAGATCAATGTAATAATTCCCTCGGCAATAAATATCGTAACTGGGTCTTCGGAGAATGGATCGACATCAGATCGGATGGTATATAAAATCTTATCTTCTGAATTATCCAATCGCTGTTTTAACCACGACATTGTTTTCGGATGATAAAATCGTGTCATCACCGATAGCTGGTTTGTTGATAGGAAAGAGATTCCTTCCTCGGAAGAAACAATCTTGTGTTGCAATCGATTTGGTAGAAGGGATTTAAATTTCTCAACATCCCAAATGATTTTAAATTTGGACAATTCATCAGCATCAAATGGAATTCCCAATCTCTGCTGCAAATATTCATATTGCTTTCCTTTATATGGGACACCAACATCAATATTGGAACTTTTTCGATAGGATGATAATTTATTATGTCTCCTTACTTCTGCAATTCCTCCAACTGTATTTGGGTCAATATCCATTAACTTTAAGAATTCTTCATCCACAACACCCTTTGCTTGGCAATTTGCTTTAAAGCAATAATATAGTATTGGGGTCAATGGATCCATTTCACACTTCAGGTACATATGCCCTGTATTCATATCTTTCTGACTATCACCACAGAATGGACACCGCATTCGATAACGAATCGGTGACACCTTTTTAAAGAAGATGCTCTTCTCCCGAATTGCATCGAGTATTTTTATTTTATCCACAGTAACATCTCCAATATAAACCTCTATTACAGAAAGAATATATAAATTATATATTTTATAAGTAATATCGTATAGTTTAAAAACCTTAAGGGAGGATTTTTAACAATGAAACAGATTACTCTTATCGGTATCGGGAACTGCGGTTCTCAGACAGTTGCGCTTGCAGAGGAGAAGTATCCAGAGCTCTTTGATTGTGTATATATTAACACATCAGAGAGTGATCTTGGAATGGTAAATTCGGAATCGCTCAAAATCAAAATCGGTGAGAATGATGAAGTCTACGGTTCTGGAAAGAATCGGAATAAGATGAAAGCATTCCTACGGGAAGACATCAAGAAGGTTCTCACCAATGAAGATCTGATCGAATGCATTCGTGACAAAAAGTATGTATTCATCATTTCGTCCTGTGCAGGTGGCACTGGTTCTGGCGCATCCCCTGCGATGTTCGAAATGCTGCGGACGCGCTTCGTTGATCCCCAGTTCGTTCTCGTCGGTGTACTTCCGAAGCTCCATGATTCCATGTCCGATCAGGGAAATTCTCTGGAGTATCTGAATGAGCTTTATGATACTCTTGGTAATGATACCACGTATATGATTTACGACAATGATACCGTATCTCATATGTCGCCGACACGTGCACTTGAGGTTGTCAATGAGAATATCATTGAAGACATCCGCATCATCACTGGAATTGATAACTTCCCGACCAAGTATGAGTCCATCGATTCTGCTGATATGGAATCCCTGATTCGTACGCCTGGTCGTCTGATTGTTGCGCGCATTAAGTCGGGCCTCTCAGAAAAGGAGATGGAAGAGAATCATTTTGATGAGAAACTGATCAAGGCGATTAAGAGTTCCGCGCATGCAGAAACGGATCGCAACAAGAGAGTTGTCCGTTGGGGTATCATCACGCATCTGACAGAACAGGTCAACGCTTTGTATGATCCTAAACTTGAAAAGCTGGTTGAATTCATTGGAACTCCGCAGGAGCGTTTCAATCACAACTCCGTGCATGAAGCACCCGAATCGCAGAATTTCATCTATCTGATTGCAGCAGGTCTTTCCCCAATCAATGACCGTGCAAAGAAGATGAGTGATCGTGTCCGTGAACTCAAGGAAGCACTTGCAAAGGACGATACGAATACATACCGCCTTTCCGATGACTCGGCGGTCAACGATGCACTCGAGATTCGTAAGAATACGAATGAGCGTATCAACCTTGAAAAGTTCAATCCGGAATCCATCATGGATAAGTTCATGAAGTAAACGATTGATTGTTTCAAAGGAGAAGGAGGAATTCCTCCTTCTCCTTTTATTTTACATTGATGGAGGTTTTCATGCTACCAGCCATATTACCATACTTGAAAGCAACATTCATTGCAAAATTGGGGAATACGGTGATTCGTCCGGCGAATGAACTTGTGGATGGTGCAATTACCGAAGCATCGACAACATTCTTCTCCAATATCATTCGAAAAATCAAAGGAAAATATCAGCGCGTTATTACGATTCAAATCATGAATCGATCCCAACAGTGGATGGAAGATGCGCTCTATAAAATCCTTGCGAAGTACAATGATTTGGAACGACTTCCGCATGTTGAGCTGTACCACAAGTATGATGCAATCACACGAAAAAATATATTGGCGGTTCGACTGCCAAATGGTTGTACGAAGTTAAAGTATCGCAATTACGAATTGATGGTTGTTGTGAATTCACAACCGCAATCGCAGTCAAGCTATTCCCCTCGCAATATTACACCAACCGTATACACCATCGTTACATACAATCTATCGAAAAATTTCATCCGCATGTTTGAAGCAGATATGGGAAAATATGCAGATGTGATTGATCGAATGGATCCGGACAGCAAAGACATTCTTTGCTTCTCAGATGAATATGATGGGGATGGGTTATGGATTTCTCGTAATGGAAAATTCCGAAAGCGAATGCGCGATACACTTTTCCTGCCAAGAGATATCAAAGATACCATCTTCAATACAGTAGAAGAATTTCTTCAGAACCGTGAACTATATTCCCAATATGGGATTCCATGGAATCTGAAAATTCTACTTCATGGAAAACCAGGAACGGGAAAAAGTACCATTGCAAGAGTAATTGCATCCGAATTCAATCGATCATTTCTTACGGCAAGAGGAATTGATAGTGGAAAACATATTCCAAATACCATTAATCAGGTATCCTTCATGCCCGTCTGTCCGGATCCATTGATTTCCATTTCTGACATTGATAAGTATCCGGCATTAATCAATGATACGGATATTGATACCAATGACAAAGATCAATCGGAACTCAAATTGAGTAATAAGGAAACCTTTGGACAGATGATCAATGCACTCGATGGTTCCGTCAATGGAGAAGGAAAGATCATCATTATGGACACCAATCATATTGATAAATTCTCTCCGACATTCCTGAGACCTGGACGTGTTGATCTGGTCATTGAAATTCCTCCAGTGAATGAAGAGACGTTCAGTGAGTATATGTATCATACGTACCACAAAGAACTTCCGAAAAAGTTTAAACTGAAAAAGATGAAAAATGATTTAACAATTCCACAACTTCAGTTTGATACCCTTTTCGGAAAACTCACATTTGAGGAAATGTCGAAGAAGTATCTTGCATAACCAATAACGATGAAGAGGGTTTAAACCCTCTTCATTTTTTTATTAAAAATGATATTAAAAAGTGACAACATATTCAATCGAGAGTTCTAAGTAAAAAAATTTTCTCCAAAAAAATTTTCTCAAATTTTCAATTATATAATATAACAATAGTTATATTGTTATATGACTATCAGTCTGTTAAGACTGATCAGTCATATAATGAACTGCTAACTGTTCGGTTAGAGATTCCAATCTCTAACACTCACAGTGGTAGAACGTTGTTCAATATAACTATTGTTAATGAATCATGGGGATTATGCTTTAAAAACATGAAATTCTAAAAATATAACAAAATAAGCATAATCTCCATGATAATAATAAAATACAAAATGAATTTCAAATATTTTTTTATATCATTTTATATTCATTCAAATTACATTCAAAAATATATTTCATTATCATTTTCAATTACATTCAATTATTATCATTCCAATATTATGTTTCATTTCAATCATCATCGACGAGTATACTCCAGTATACGAAGTTCGATGTCAACAGCACGCAGAGAACCGATATGCTCGCAAGAGCATCCTGTCTCGGTTCGCGGAGTGATGTTCCGTCAGGATGGGTATGTTTTAAAGGAACGGGTGAGGGTTGAAAAGCCTCACTTCGGAGTAGAGCGACGAAGCTAGCCTGTGAACTTCTAAAACATTTGCAACGTTTAAAGAAAAAGAATCGGGAAAGGGTGCCGCCGCGCGGCTGCCCTTCCCTTTTCTATCATAGTTTACTTACTTTTTCTTCCAATGCAGCAACTTTCTTGGACAACGTTGAAACCATTTCGCTCATACGCGTATTCTCATTCTTAATGGTCATATAATTCGTCATGAGCATGTCTACATTTGTTTTGATGGCAGCAACTGTTGCTGTTGCCTGATGAATCTCATTCAATCCTGCAATAAAATCATTCTGGGAAACAGCATTCTCCAATGTATTAGTAAGTTGCTGAACCTTTCCTTTGAGCTCATTGCAAATGGATGATACTTCATTGATTTTATCATTCTGATTCTCCGTTCGGAGTTTAATCTCCGTGGATAGATTTCTTTCCACATCAGCAATCTTCATTGTAAATTGTTTGGTTTGAACATAATCCAACAGAGATGATTTCAGTTCATTCAATTTTGTGTGAAGTGCACTGGGAAGGTCATCCATCGTTATATTTGTTCCGCCCGTAATACGGCCAGATGAATTGAACGTGATTTTTGTAAATGTACCTGGCGTAACATCTGATGTTGTTCCCTGTACCATTTTCAATTCATCAATGGATTTTTTAATCCCATCAATGCGTTCATCCAATCCAATGATATTGGTTGATGGAAGTGCTGGGATATCGGATGCTTCCAATTCCAATCCGGATAAAATTTCACCATATTTATTGTAAGATACTTTGCATGCAGTTCCGCCAGTCCCAATGTTATTTCTGGCTTCATTTTCCGATGATATGTTTTCTTTTCCTGCAAGTGCTTTGAGTAGTCCATCCACTTGTTCCATTGGGATGATTGGAATGTCTGATGGTTTTAATGACTCTCCACCGGTTACCAATCCAAATTTATTGACGCTTACTTTGACTGCGGTCTGTGGACGAATCAGTCGTTCCCATGAAATGTTATTGGATGTATTCAGTGTGAGTTTTGTAATCTCGGATTCAATTGTTTTCATGCGAGATTTTAAATCTCTAATATCTGCTTCTGTTGCATTCATAATGGGTAATGTCTCCCTTCTCAATAGCGTATTCGATTAATACAAAGTTGCCAATGGAAATAATGGTGATATTCGACCTTATTTATAAATTGAACCGAGTTTCCTATAGGAGAGATGAATATGAATGAACATACACGAAATCCATTCGATCCATCTTGGTATCGTGATGTTTTCGATGATTACGATGACATCGATACGATTAATAAAAAGATTGAACAGATGGTCGATGGGTTGTATAAATTCCCGGATGCAGACGGGAGTCGCTCCTCTGAAATATACAAACATTATATGACCTCCAACTCGTTTGTTCCACATGCTGTGCGGGATACGTTGAAGGAAGTATATTCCAATACGACGTATAAATTGAAAGCATCGAATCATGATGAAGTTCAGTTTCGGAGTTGGCGGTTCCGTTTCGATGAGATCACGTATGTATCGAACAGTGATCTTTGTGAGATTCGACTGGTTGGTCCCAATGTAATGCATCCAGAAAATCGGGATAAATACAAACGATCACAGCTGTATCGAAAGTGGATTACAATTCAAGAATTGCTCAATCATTACGACATTTTTGGCTTTGATATCAAAATGTTTATCAATCAACGAATCTGTCGTGATTATGAGTTCCATTTCGATGATCACGAAACAAAGATTCGATTCTCCCATAATAAAGTATGGAAGGATTTGAATCATGAGATTCTTATCTACAAATATCCTATTCAGTATGCTGCCACATTGGAAGTTACTGAAAAATTATACAATCATATTTGGAATAAGGTAATTCCATTTTCCGAATTCAAGGATCAGAAAATCATTGGGAAGAAACATGCCATCATTTCATACCATCGACGGAAGGATGAGCGTATCCGCAATGTCGATTTCATTGATGATAATTTGGAATTTCATCAAATCACACAGGACGGTATCGATATTTCCGCCATTTCTGCATATAACAAAAATTTGATTGATACGGCGATTTTGAAACCAATTGATATCTTTATCACGGTTCCAAAATACATGCATGAGTATCCATTCCCCATTGTGACTGATCATCTATATCGCCCATATAAACCGGATACCAATCAAGTATTCATTGATCAATATAATCGTATTCGGAAAGTAAAAACAAACCCAGCGCTCCATTCCAATGTTTATTATGATCAGAATGGATTACAGGTTGAGGATAAATATTGGGTAGATGTATTGCGCCCTCTGGTATTATCGGACGCGTATAAGAAGGCATCAGATACAACCATTTCACACGATAAAAAATACAAACAGAAATTGATGGACATTCGAGATGCATCAACGGCTTCGGCAAATGTGGTTGAATTATTCCGTCGATATGTTGATAAAGGTTCGGTTGAGAAAGCACAATTCTTTGCATACCTTGAATCTTGCCATAAAACGCTGGAAGTTCTTTATAATCATTATACAGAATTCCTGGAATCGACCACGAAGGAATATGAAGAATATGATTCCATTTACCAGCACGAATACAAGACGGCATATGAGGACATCAAACAGAATGCAATTCGAAGTGAATGGTTAAAGCCAACACGAAATTTCCAAAATACATATTGGAAAGTTGCATCGAAACTTATTTACATTCCGCGACGATTGGTCGATCTTTATACAACGCTGTATCTGTCCGAAGGAATGAAGAATCAAACCCTGTTAAAGGAATCCTATCCAGAAGATTCCATTCGATTCCAACGTCCGATTGATGTTACAGATTTTTGGACATTCTGTTATGATAAGCAAGATAAAGTATGGAGACCATACATGCTGTCGTGCGAACATCGATACCCGGATGTATATTTATTCCATGATGATGAAAATGATCCAGATAAAATCTTTCGCGTACTATTCTTTTATTCGGACAGCATCAACGTCCGGAATGAAGTATCTCCATATCAATATCCAGTTGCCGATTGGATGAAGGATACGGAAAAGTTTACGTTGGATCCGCAGGGATCATATCACGATATTTTCATCGAGAAGATGTATTGGTCTGCGCTCCATAATATTTATTCTGGATTGCTTTATACAGATTACCGATGGGAACTGATCGAGTATGTGATGGAGAATCCATCCTATGATCGTTTTAACAAATTATTCCTACAGAGTATGGATCCATATTTCAAACTATCCATTGCATCCTATATAAAGGAAGGAAATCTAAATTTTCCATTTGATGCGGCCATTGCAAAAATAAAAGAATCGTTCCAGTTGGATCATCTTGGATATGCAAAGGTAAACAACTACGAACGATATCTGCATCATTCATACAAACCTTCCTATTACGATTACAAACTTGAGATTACAGATGATTTCAAATTTGATGAAAAGGATATCATTCATCGTCCACCATCCAGTTTCGACCTACGGAAAGTATTCTACATTTTAGACGAAACGATTGGTTCATTGACGAACATGAGTCAAGATTCATTGATCCGATTAAATCAGATTCTATCAAATCTTGGAAAGGAACGCTACAATCTCAATCGATCCTATTTTCAACACGGATTGGATGATTTGAATAATCTCCTTGGGCATGTGAATCAAACCAACAAAATGTTGTCCGAGATTGATGTATACGCAGATGGGATTGACGTATATCTCCGCGCATCCACATATCTATCCGAATTCAGTAATATTCTGAAACAGGTTGGTATGGATAATGAAATCATCGATAATGACATCAAGGAGAATAACATTCATCATATTAAAACGCTGGCATTGACACATATCGATTATCTTTACCAGCGCATTCTTCCGTATGTGTATAATGTTTTTGATCGGATGATTTCATTTGAAACAAAAACATTCATGGATCATGTCAATGATCTTACAACCTTATTCCGTTTTGATAAGATCAACGAGAAAGACGATAGTCTTATTTATAAAATCAACCAATTTAATGACCCATGGAGCGTTGCGGTGAAACGCGCCCGCAATAGGCTATTTCAATCCACATCAAAAATGTATGGATTATTTGATACAACCGCTCCATTTACATCACAAGGATTGGCTGATTTCCAAAATATACTCACAGACATTCTTTCCGATGTAATGAATCTCCGACACGAGTGTATTGCATTCTGGAACAATCGGAATGTGCCGCAAGATAAAGAGATCATTTCTCGTCTGGATTATGCATCCGAATTGATTCCAAAATTAAAACGCAACTTGTCGGAATATATGGAGCAACATAATGCGCTCATGGAATATGTGAAGAAGGTTGAGAAACAGATTCAGGAACTTCAGAGTCACTATCTGACACCGGCAGACAAAATTTATTTGGACCGCATTGTCAAACTACTCAATCTTCTTGTCACAAATGTTTCATACATCAATGATACTTCTGGGAAGCGGAAGAAAGAGATTGAACAATCAATCCGCGAACTATTGGAAGTGACTGCACGATGGATTCGGTCTATTCAGAAGGAGCAAGAATTCTTCCAATCGTTACAAGATTTTTCAGATGGATTTAATACGCTATTCAAGTATATCAAGCAGCAGGGGATTGTCATCAATCACATTTGTACCTACATCAATACACTTGAGATTGCGTATGTTCCAGATAAGTCGGTCCCATCCTATACGAAACTGTACCAATGCAATGACGTCGATGTCAAGTACCCGGGTCATTTTTACGAAACAGATGATTTGATCATTGGGAAACATTTGGGCGGTTATCGCGTGTCTGCGACAGATGGAAGCGTGACATCCATCACAAAGGACAAATCCTATTACAATAAAACATTTACAAATCCAGATGATATTTACAACTATACGGGTGCAATTTCAAATAACCATGGATTTGGTTTACGTATTCATCCAAAAGAGTCGAAGCAGACAAACATCATTATGGAATCTCTTCTGGATAAATATATTACACAGGGGAAAATTCTTCTGGAATATATTGCGAATAGCAGTAGGAATATCAATGCATTTCAGAATACATTGGATGAACGAATCCTTGAACGATGCGCTGCTCTTTTTGAAGATTATGATAAATTCGTTGAGAAGTTCCGTGGGAATATCAAGGAAGCTACATCGAATGTTGTCAAGGGTTGTTATGATAGCATTGCCCAATCGGTAGATAAGTTCCGAGAGGGGATGGCACTTCGTGAACATATGAACCCGGTTCCGATCTATCAGATGGTAGAAGATCTACTCAATGGAAAGATTCCAATCGATGATCCAATTTTGCGGGATACGGCACAACACATTCGTGAAGTAAACCATTTGATGTATTATGCCAACGCCAACAAGACATCGAATTATACGTCTGAAGATTTGCATAAATACTGCTACGGGTTACGCGTACATATGCCCAAACTAAAACTTCAGGATCGAGAGCTTACGATAAATCAGGTGAATCTTGATCGTTCCGTATTGGATAAACTCGGTGGAACCGTCAATGTTTCAATCCATTTCAATTATACAAGTTATCGTGATTGGAATGCAAAAATTGATACAATCCTCAATCAAGTTCAGTTGATTGAAACATCATTGAATTCATATGATATGCTTGTGAAGCGAATGAGTTTCCCACTACGACTTCAACTGGAAGCGATTCAAAACATTGTCCTGCAGGATGATGTCTATTATCAAATTACCGAAACATATATTTCCGATCGCGGTAAAAATTATCGCTATGGAGATATTGTTGTGATCGAGAATCATAATCAGAAATATGCATTCATCGTAACACATGCAATCGATGGTCGCATTTACGAAGTAGAGCCAATCATGAATTACGCTCTAACAGATAAATTCTCCGGATTGTATTCTACGACAAACATCAACGGAAATGGCGAAGGATGTACCATCAAAGTTTATGTAAAACATGTCACATCCGATCATGTCCAAACATCCGATACTGGATATACGGCAAAACCAAACCAATATCAGGATCGCGATTTGTATTGCATTCGATTTGCAAATATCAAAGAGAATCCAAATGCATATGAGGTATTCATTGGAGGAAAACAGATTCGGGAATATTACAGCAAACGAATCCCAATGAATGAACACAAGACCCAGTATGCAGATGCATTGTATTTTGATATCAACATGTTAAATCATCTGAAGGATACCCATATTCATATCCCAGAAGAAAGCTACTACGTATATGGTGTTGAAGATGTTCGAATTTCTCGCCAAGGGAAAGGATATTTCAAAGGACAATCCATCCGCGTACGCAATGGGGATCATGACATCGAACTTTACGTGGCAGAATTGAATCATAATGTCTTTGGTGAAATTGCTGAAATTGCTCTTGCAAATTCCGTTTTGGTAAAGAATCCGATCAATCCATCCATAAAAGGGTTGGAAGTTATTCCATCTCGGATGAATAATATTGATGATGAATATCATGATGGGCTTCGTAGTGCAAATTATCAGTATGCGGACGATTTGGAATACAATAAGAACCATGCAACATACATCGGTTCGTCCATTCCGAAATCGAAAAAGAATATTTATACATTCGATGATGTTTCCATCGATAAAAGCAATCTTCCGTCGAATGGCGGAGCAGTCAATGTTTCAATGAAACTCAAACATGAGATGAAAGTCCATACATATCCTCGACATGAACGAATCAAGTGGGTTGTTCCTGAAACTGATCCATTCATTCCGCACATCGATATCATCCCAACCGTGTATCCAGAAATAACGGTTGATACAAACCCAAAGAGTACCAATATCACACTTCCATCCACTGGAGGAAATGTTTCACTTCAACTAAATATCCCACCACTTCATGTTGGCTATCATAAGACATCAGTAACAACCAATCCTCCTCTAGATAACAATATCGTGATCGCAGGAGGAAAAGTTGATGTTCATATCTCGATACCAAAACCGGAATATTTCAATGATATTCGTCTATTGACGGATAATCCGCAACCAAAGAATGAATTCAAATCCGTACATCGGACCAATATGCACTGTGCCACCAGTCATAAATTTATCGTTGCGGAATTTGAAGTGGATGCTGTTGAAAATCTTTTCAAGAATATTGCAGATGCGAACATTGGTATTGCCGATCGAGTCGCAGTCAAAGCAGATAAGAATCACTATTATCATCGCACCATTTACACCGTTGATTCAATTTACATCAATGGAGATATTGTCTATACGGAGCCATTCATCAACGACCGTGAATGGAATGAATTCCATATCCTTTGGAATCACATCGAATATGATCCAGTATATAAGGATGGAATCAAAAAGACATATGGATACATTGATCACATTACGAAGGATGATCTCGGTGTATATAACTGGACTCTTCATCGGTGGGAGAACATTTCCGACGATCATCGTTGGAAGTTAGAGGTTGTCGATGATCCATCTCCAGATAAACACGGATTCAAGCTGATATACTTGGAAAAAGAGTGTCATGATTATTCCATGGAACTGTTTATCTTCAAATCATCGGATACGCAATTCAGAAATTCACTGCTGCCAGAAAATGCAATCGTTGATGTTTATTATCAAATGATTGACGCTGTTCACATTCCGCAGCAGGATTATTATGTGAATACGGGACGAAATATAATTGTTCGGAAACTATTCCCATATCATTATGAAAAGACATTCAAAAATATTTCCAATAAAAATCACGTAATGACGGTAGATCTAAATCCGGAACATCTGCGAACGGGACATATCCTCTTGCAAGATGTGAAGTTGAAGAATCTATCTACAAATCAATTTGAAGATATTTTTGATGTATCAAAGTTTTTAATTCGATTCAAAGATAAGAAATCGAAGGATATCAGTGAGGAAATCAATACATATGTCCAAGATACCAGTATCATTTCTGAAGGGAATGGGTTCAATGATGGATTGGTCTATGCATACAACCGTGCATTCAACATCTATCTGACTGGATCTGTTACAACAAATGATGGGAAGGTTGCAACATTCAAACCGATTCATGCATCTATGTACCCAAATTATGATGGGATTACAACCGTTCAATTCCATGTATATCAGACAGATATGCAGGATACAAATGATATGGCAATCATTAATATTGTCTTCAACCGTGTTCGGGAAACAACTTCAAATGAAGGATACATCTATAATGTATCCAATCCATATGCACCACTCCCACATACATTCGAAATTATTCCGCTATACAATTTCAAAAAATCAATCGATTATCAAATTACCATCGGAAAACAGATTGCATCGCATCAGAATTTGACATGGGAAGATAAAGTCTATCCAATGGTCGTCCTTTCCAACATTCGAGTAGATGCATCGCATATCTATCTGATTGGGAAAAATGGTCGACTTCCACAAATCAACCCATCGACGAAAGAGCCCACATTCTATGCAAAGGAAACAGAACGTGGGACAGAAGTTACGATCAATGATACGATGCCCAAGGGAACCTGGATTGATATCCGCATTCTTCCGTACGCGGTCCGCTCGGTATTCACATTACATCGAATTCCAAAAGAAGGATATCTTGATTTGGCAGGAGTATTAAATAAACCATTGAGCAAGAAGTATTATGAATTCTGGGTCAATGGGAAATTGATGGATGATGAAGTGACCATTATCACACCAACAAAAGTATTCCTCCATGGATTGACTTCATTGATGAATCTTGAAATTCTTGAAATCGACCGTGACTACCACGAAAGACTTTCCGATGCATATGTTTACAATTATGATGAAAATCATATGGCCTATAATTTTAATACATACTTGGATGACGTTCTGGACGGAGACCTTACCGACCATTATACGTTGAACGAGCAGAAAACGCTGATTTACCCAGTATGGCCACAGGTATCTCCCGATAATGAAAATTACCGGAGATATCCGCCGAACATGGATACGGAACCATCTGTATTCGATTACGTGAAAGATCGAAATACAGTTCCCAATGGATTGTACAAACATATGATTTCAGATGATATTCCATCGTTGAATGGAGTCTATCTGAATAACAAAAATATGCGTTGGTCCTCTTTTGGTATGAGGCGCATTTCCGATATTGATATCGTGAACATGTTTAACCATACCTGGGAAGATGAGATTCATCAGAATCCATATCTCCATACGCATCGTGTATTGTCTACACATGATTGGTATGGTCGTGCAGTTATTCTTTACGATGTTAATGGGAATCGATTGGATGTTCCGACCGATGAAACCTATACGGTGAAATCGCCAGAACAGATTGCATTCAATACAAAAACAAAATTAACTTCCATTACAAAATAATATTACAAATGGGAGGGGAACATTCCCCTCCCATTATATTTTTTGAAATTATATATTCTTATTGCAGAGATACTTATCGTTGTATCTCCCAAACATCCAATTTTCCTCTATAGTGAACCTGCTGGAATATAGACACTTCATCTGTACGACTTCAACCCATTCAACAAGCGTTATCCTCCTCCCAGCAAGGTTTGCGGGAGGGATGTCTCGACTGCAAGGTATGGCATCCCTCTTCTTTTTTATTTAAAATTTCACTTAAGCTTTAAATTATTTCGGGATTTTCTTTTTAGATATATATTGTTTTGATAAATGATAATGATGGAGGAGAATATAATCATGGCTAAAAAAGAGACCGTAGAAGAGAAAAGATTTAACCCTCTTCTTTCCGCATTGAAAGAAAATGATAAAAAGAATCTCTTCAAAACGAATCTGATTACAGCATTCCATAAAACGGGATTCCATCTATATGATTACTATCTTGGATCATTGGTTAATATCCATGACAAGAAAGGAAATTTCATTCGACAGGAACCACGTGTTGGGCAGGCAGCTGGAACATTCAATATGTTTGTTGGCGGAAGTGGTTCCGGGAAAGCTCTTCCAAATAACACGATGATCCCAACTCCAATGGTGGATGGGCTGGGGTATATCAAGATGGGGGATATCGCCGTTGGCGATATTGTCTTTGGAGATGATGGAAGACCAACAGAGGTTATTGGTGTATATCCGCAAGGGAAAAAGAAATGTTATAAAATGTATTTCCATGATGGTCGTACTGCAATTTCATCTGAGGACCATCTTTGGAATGTAATCGGTGCGGAGAAAAAACAATATACGTTTGATACGAAGAAAATTTATGATCTCGTAACCAATCACAATAGGTGTATCATTCCTGTTACAAGTGCACCGGTCCAGTATAAACAAAGTCAAACGGGAATACGACCATATACGTTAGGCGCATTTATGGCACTCGGACAATCAATTTTTACGCAGGAATATCTCCAGATCGATTCATTGAATACCAGTTGCAATATCACCACAATTGCCAATTATATTGCACATATTCAATCGTTGGAATTTGATTATTCAAGCTCGAATGCATTCATATTCCACTATCATCCAGACGGGAAAAAGCGTGTATCCACAAAAGAGTTCTTCCGTTATCTTCGATATCAATATCCGGGAAATGATAAATTTATCGGAATTCCATCCAAATACAAGTACAATGCCGTCGAAGATCGCCGTGCATTCATTCGTGGTGTATTCGATGTTCGTGGAAAGATTAATGACCGAAATCTCGTTGAGCTTGAAATCCCAGAAGGTGAATATTGGGATGCATTCTTCCGCGATTTTAAGGAAATGATTTACTCCATGGGACTTCTTGCAAAGGTGGAACATGGTGACGTCAAACGATTGGTGGTTCAGATCCCATCGAACCGGCTGGCAGAATATTTCTTTGTCAATCAACTGTATGTGGATACGCGTGATCAAGGGGAACTGGTGAATGATATTATCGGACTCCAGATTATTTCAATGGAAGAACTTCCGGAAGAGATGGAATGCACATGCATTAAAGTTGCGAACAAATCAGAATTATTCTTGACGGAAGATTATATTGTAACCCACAATACAACGTTAGCCGTACAGATTGCAGCGAATATCATTCGACAATATAAAACGTCAACGGTCATTCATTTTGATTGTGAACAGCGCATTGATCTTTCGCGTATTCAGGTGATTTCAAAACTTCCTGCCTATTATTTTATGGAGGATGATGGTCCTGCTCGATACACGATTAAAGCAGGGGCTGTTGGACTGGATACGATGCAGGAAACAATTGTGCGATTGTTTGCTGCAAAAATGAAAATGAAGAATGAGATTACGGTGGATCTTGGGACGGTGGATGAATTTGGGAATCCCGTACGGATTATGGAACCAACCGTAATCATCATCGATTCAATCACCTCCGTTCTCAGTGAAACATTCTCCCCGGACAATGCAAAGGAAGTATCGGAAGCAGAAAAGCTGAGAGGGAATACAGAGGGAGCTCGCGACTCTAAATCATTGAAAGGATTCTTCAAAGATGTTCTCCCCCTCTGTAAAGAAGCAAACATCATTATCTTCGCAATCAATCATATCAATATGAATATGAGTATGAATGCGTTTACACCAGTTGCAAAGAAACAGAATTATCTGAAACAAGATGAGGTAATTCCTGGTGGTGTCAGTCTCATATATTACCCATTTAACATTGTGAAATTGATTGCAAAACCATCGGATGATTTTACAAAAGAGGGAGATGGATTCGATGGACATATGGTGATGGCAGAACCCATAAAGTCATCATCCAATCAGTCTGGTAATAATTCCAAGGGTGTATCATTTTCTCTTTGCTTCAGTTACAAAACTGGATTCGACCCGCTGCGATCATTGATCATCTATGGGCGTGAACGCGGAATCATCGAAGGTAATCGAAATCGTCTGAAGTTCAAAGATGACCCAGAGCACACATTCTCATTCAAAACCATCTATCCAGATATTGATGAGAAACCATTTATTATGGAAAACATTAAGAAATTTATCTTCCCTGCACTGAAAGATCATCTCAGTTATGTGGAGCCAAATGATGTAAAATTCCATAATGAATTGATGGAATACTGATATATCGCTAAAATCATATTTCCTTTGAATTTAATGATATATTATTACCATAGAGAAGAATAATAAATCTATCCAATAATATGGGAGGAATGCATCATGTTCAAGAAGATTGGAATCGCTGTCGTCGGAGCTGTTATTGGCGCGGGTGCGCTGTATGCGTACAACCGTTTCATCGGTGGTGCTTCGGCAGACGATTACATGGAGTACGACGATGATGTCGAGGACGAGGAGTCCACGACGGAGAAGTAAAAATGAGGAGGGGTTGAAACCCCTCCTTTATTTTTTATCAATTTTTCAATTTACTTTTTTCTCGAAGCGCAGTAGCCAAATCATTGATCGTATAATTTTCTTCCTTATTATTTTCAGATTCAATCTGATCTTTTACAGCATTCAATTCTTCATGCAATGCCATATAGATACCATACATAATTTCTTCATAGGTCGCATTATCAGTATGAATCCATTTAGAAATATACGATTTCATCTCTTCTCGTATTTTAGCATGCTTTGTATTCTCTGCAGCATCAATATTCAGTGCAAGATTATACAAAGACTGCATTGCTCCGCCATACGTTGTTTTTTCATCAGTGATTGACATAATTTAATTCCTCCATTTATTCAGTGTGAAAAGTTATAACCCTCGTTACTGACGACCTATATTTTAATAATACGCCCTATAAGTTAGGAGTTGAAAATAGATGAAGATATCACTATTGGATCAACCGAAATTGATCGCGGTGAATAAATTGAAAGAAGTTACATCAGGAAAACTGATGTTGGCAAAGATGCAATTCGATCCGAATGGATTGATGTCCAATGATATTTTTGGAATCTCGAAAGGAGATCGGAAAACGACATTCGCATACATCAATTTGAATATGCGATTCATTCATCCGCATATCTACAGCAATATACTTTCGCGCATGTTTACGGAAATTAAATACATCATTCCTGGGGTACGACGGTATGTTGTTATCGATGGTAAGTTGAAAGAATCCGATGATGGATGGACAGGTCTCAAGGAATTATATAACCATTGGGATGAAATTAATTGGAGCAAACGATCATCCACAAATCAGACATCAATTAACATATTGAAGAAGACGCCGAAAGATATGATCTTTATCGATCGATTCGTGGTATGCCCACCAGCATATCGTGATATCATTCTATCTGGCACGCAGGATAATACCGATTATGTTTCTGAATTGAATACGATGTATCAGCAATTGATTCGTTTGACCTCTGAAATACCACAGGGCGGTATATTTGCATCATTGCAATATTCGCGCCAATACAAAATTCAGAATACCATTGTGAATATTTATAAATATTTCATTGGTCAGATGACGCAGAAGACAGGTCTGATCAAACAGTATCTCATCGGTAAACGAACGGACTACGGTGTGCGTTCGGTTATTACATCTGCACAATATAACACGGAACGAGCAGAAGATATGACGGTGGATTTCGAACACTCCGCATTACCGTTGTCACAAGCATGTTCATTATTCTATCCATTCATTGAAGCATGGTTGCACCATTTCTTCACACGTGAAATTATTAACTTTCCGGAACGTATTATGTTTATTGATGATGATGGGAATGTTGTTCGCGGTACATTGAAAGACCCGGAAACACAATTCACGGATAAGAAGATTAAAAAGATTATCAATAATTATATCTTTAATCCGGATGGACGATTTGATCCAATTACCATTCAATGTTATTTTGCGGATAACCCGGATAAGGTAGTCTCTCGTCATATTAAGCTTGTTGGAAAATTTTCCAATACAAATCGTTCCGATAAAGCACCAATGACAGTGACGGAATTGTTATATCTTGCTGCCGTTGATGTTGCGGAGAAACGACATTTGATGATTTCTCGATATCCAGTTGGTACGGATAAAAATATCATTTTCACGAAATGCCGTGTGGTAACAACAACGGAATCGACAAAGGCTGAATATAACGGCAAAGTGTATACCCATTGGCCAATCATTGATACAAATAGTTCCAAGAATGTTGGTTCTCAGTTCATCGATTCGTTATCTTTCCATAATACCCACTTAGCAGGTATGGGTGGCGACTTTGATGGTGACCAGGTTTCTGTTCGTGGAATTTGGAGTAATGAAGCGAATGCGGAAGCAGATCAATTGATGAATGCAAAGATTGGTGCCCTTATCATCAATGGATCCAATCGAAAGTCTACTTCATATGAAGTGGTTGATGCATCATATCAGTTGACCAGAGATGGTAAAAATCCAAAACAAGTTTCTGTTGCAGATGTAGAAACTCTTTTAAAAGTCGATCCGACCAATATTACAAAATCAATGTTGGTCACCATGTTTGCAAATCGCGTCAATAATTCACAAAAACGATCGACCAAAATTATCAATCCACGATATAATCCATGGGATAAAATGACGGTTCCGAAGAATTATTTTTATCAAGGACAGCCGGAAATCGATACAACGATCGGACGGTTCATTTACAATAAATATATTTTTGCAAACGATGGGATCGTTCGTGATATGGGATATATCAACGAAGCCGTTGATAAAGATAAACATAACATGTATATCGATAAGCTTGGAAATCTTCTCCTCAACGATGTTATTGATAAAAAGAAGTTTGTCCATATTACCGATCGATGGAATTGGCTGTTATACACACTGGCTGGCATGCTGAATATTTCTTCTACACTCAAAACGATGAAGCCTCTGCCGAAAGTACAGAAGCGGAAAAAAGAGCTATACAAACAGTACGAGAAGGAACTTGCTGCTGGTGATGTCGTTACTATGTCAAAGATTGAGAATGAACTTCTTGCGCTTGCAAAAGAAGAGTTGAAGGATGATCCAGGGTTCCAGTCGTATCTATCCGGAAATATCAACTTTGCAAACAATTACAAGAGCAATAATATTCTCAAAGGTCCTGTTTATAATGAGGATACCGGAAAGTTTGATTTCATTAAAACATCATTCAGTGATGGTCACGATATCAAGGATATTGCGATTCACTCCAATGGTATTTTGGCGTCTCAGTATCCGGCATCCATTGCATTGCGAGAAGCGGGATATACGGCGAAGAAACTCATTGCTCTTCTACAGATGAGTAGCATCAATCAGGAAGTGGATGATTGTCATACGCATAAGTTGGTCCCAATCGTTATTACGAAATTTAATCGGAAAGATATGATGTGGACGTATATTGTCGAGAATGATAAACTCGTACTACTTACGCCAAAGACAATTGATGCATATATTGGAAAACTTGTTCATATGAGGAGCCCGCTCACATGTACTTGTAAGAAGGGTATCTGTAAAGTATGTGCAGGCGAGCTATTCCCAAAACTTGGTATTACAAATATTGGATCTTTTGCAGTACAGGCATCGGATGTTATCCTGAATCAGTTCCTGAAATTGAAGCATGATGTATCCGTTAAGCTTTACCAAATCGATCCAAAAACATGTTTCTCTGATATCTAAATAAATTAAAGGAGGGGATTGTTCCCCTCCTTTATCTTTAACTCAATACAACACCAAAAATTTCAAGTTCGATGTGAGAGATATCATTTGCATCCATAGGAATAACCCCATAGTCTTCAAATGATTTATCATCGACAATCTCAACGCCATTTAACGTTGGTTTGTCTGTCAGATCATTGTACGACGATGTCATTTGAATCACCCTTCATATCATCTTCATGAGAAGCATCGACCTTCATATCATATGGATTTGCATCATTCTTTTCACTAGGAGTGCTGGTGCCATTTGCGCGTGCATTATATTCATCAATTGTCGTATTGATGATATTATATGCCTTCCGCTTTACTTCATTCGGACTATTTAGAAGTTGCTGAAGAAGAGCATTTACACCATCACGATCTTCTTGGATACGCTTACGGAGCTGGGCAGGAAGCTTAGGATCTGCAAGTTCCTTATCATATTCCATGATGAGCGATTTGATTCGATGGATGATGGTTGCATGTTCCTCATTCATGTCAGCCAACTCAGCCATGCATGACAGAACGGAATTCTGGCGAAGATTTTCTAGATATGATAATGAGTATCCACCAACAGCCTCCATATCATCGCCAATCTTAACGAGACCAGAAATGAGATCTTTCCCAAGCCCATACATGCGCGGAATATTATCTGCGAATGCTTCAATAGAATTTGAATAATTCCATCCCTGATTCAGGTTGAGCTGACTTTCTGTTGACTTCTGAAGACGATCTTCATAATTCTTTGTACCACCAACCGCAGTGCGGAAGAGCATAACGAATGGTCCAAGAAGCGGAATGTCTTCCATATGGAGTTTAATCCAGCGATATACGTGATCATCGGTTGTTTTATTTCCAAGATAATTTACAAGCTCATTGGTTTCCTGATATCCGATGTCAACGAGTGCTGGGTCAAGATTGTGCCCGACTTCGTGCAGAATAATTGCAAGAAGTTCCCGAGAAGTGAGTGCGATGAATGCATGCGGATAAATTTCCATATGGAAATTCAGACTATGCGTAGAATCATAGAATCCGCCTTCTTCCGTAAGAAGCCCATCAATGTAATAACGTTGACCAGTATAGGTCCAGGCATTAACTACGCCGTAGTCATATCCATTCGCATCACCTTTTCCGCGGTTGTAATTACCAACGCCTTGAACTGTATATACGAAATCTAGGACGGTTGAGTGGAACCCAAAAACATGATTAAATTCATTTTCAAGATCCTTGAATAGATCTGACATGGAAAGAATTTTTGGTTGAACGGTAATATAGAAATCTTTCCAGTCCTCAATCTTCGTCTGTTCCGGACGACGATATGCATTGATATCAACATCCTTTGAGAGACCTTCACGAATACGGTCAAACAGTGTAAGAATCTTATCAAGTTTCGCTGTCGCGCTATTTGAGAAAGACGCTTCACAAAATGGCATGCCTGCATAACTCATGGAATAGGGCATTGGTTTCATAATAAATTGCTCCTTTACAAGTATGAGATCGGATTGGTACATATTAAAGATATGGTTTTTTGACGCTAATATAAAATGGCTAATTGAATATAAATGAAAATAGGTGATTGTAGTGGAAAAAATTACAAATCCGCTTGGAAATATTTTCAATTACCTCCAGGATATCATTCTATTTATGGAGGTAAAAGATAAAAAGATCGCAGATAAAGAAGAGACAAAGGAAACGAAACGAGATAGTGCTGTATGGTTGGCAGCAATGTCGCAGGAAGATGACTATCTTACCTATAAAGATTATTGGAAAACGTGGATGTTTCAAGATGTGTTGAATAATGTGAAATTATCCAACGTTGAATATTGGATGAATAATCCATTCAATGTCCCATTCGATTTTCGTGAATATCTCACACGAAAGTGTAGGGAAGTGGTGCTAAATACATATGATGAAGGTAATGCATATTATCGCACCAGAATTGGATTGCCTCCGTATGGATCAAATATAAAACATTTTCTTTCCAAAGAATTAGCAAAAGAATATGGTGTTACACCGGATACCCCAATTCATAAACTTCCATTGTATATCCAAAATAAATTTGTTTCAACAGAAGAGTATTTGGAACTGATGCTGAATCATCCAGACGATACCTATCTCGAATATATCGGTAAATATAAATGCGATCTGTTCCAGATGCGCCGCGCCAAGGATTATGAAATCATTCGTTATCCGAAAGACGATACAAGCATCAATGTCAACATTCTTCGTGAATTTGGATCATTGTATTCCGATTACCGAAAGTATGTTATGGAAACATTATATGTTCGCGGAGTAGAAGATGCGTATGAGAATTATCGCGAATATATGGGCTTGCTCATCATGATATTTACGCTGATGCAATTCGCGAATAAGAATATTGAATATTCAAATACATTAAATCCGATGGACGAATCGATGATGTATTTGATTCTATCGAAGTATGGAATTGATTCTGACATTCTTATTTCTGTATCGGAGCGTGCGAAGTTGGTCAACAATCTTCCGAAGCTCATTTATGAGAAAGGAACGTCGGAGGTATATCGGCAACTCATTAAACTTCTTGACTACCCAAAATCGACAACCGTTGAGAAGTTAATGATGAATAAAACGGATGGAACCATTACATTTCGGAATCTCCCACCAGAAGTTGATGACATCTATAACTCTGTCATTGATGCAGAAATACAAAGCTATGATAAGGTGACGGGGGCAGATGAGACATGGTGGGATACCAAAGAAGTTCGCGATATCTTGAAGGATTCAAAATTTTCGAATATTGAATCCAAATATATTGATATCAAAAGTTCCATTTCACAAACAGAAGCAATCTCAGAATTCATTCTATTCACAAAGATGGTGCTGGATCAAAAATCGATCACCAATAATATGTATGTATCGATTCCATCCATTTTTGGTGCCGAGGAGATACCGTTATATGATTGCATGATCTTTTTGGTATCGGCACTTTGTATGCGTATGGGAACGACCGGAAATATCATCCGGAACGATGAACGTTTGCTCTCTGTTGCAGGATTCAACTTTGATGCCGATACGGATGAGATTCAAAAATATTTGAAATCGCATAAGTTGCCTGATGAAACACGTATCATTGAACTTCTTCATGCAATTAATATTTCAAACATTGCTGATTTGGAATCAACATACGAATCTTCCATCCGAGCGTTACAGACCTATTTGATGAAGAAAATTTCCGCATCTTCTTCTCGAAATGAATATACAGTTTATTCCAATATATATAAGGCAATTTTCACATACGATATCAACAAAAATACGTTATTGGATGATTACCAAAAACCGGATGAAATCATCCAGGAGAAATATAACGTAACCGCAGAAGAATTGCAACAATTCAAGCATTTCTATCCGCGCACCATTACAGGAAAAGCGATTACCGTGGAAGGATTTAAAACCTCCCAATACAAAAATCCATTCCTTGCATATAAGAATGATGTGACTTGGCATATCGATCTTGGGAAGAAAGGAATTCTATATTTTCATGATATCTTAAATAGTCCTGATCTGCGCTATCTTAAGAATGAGAAAGATGAATATATCTTCCTCATCGATAAAGATACGGTAGATGAAGAGACGGTCCGATTGGCGATTCAGAAACTATCTGATCTAAGTTCAGATGAATTGAATCGAGCATTCTTCCAAATTGATACGGTTGTACTAGGAAAAGGTATTACCTACCCGAAGGAAAAGGAATTGCCGAAATCCATCCGAAATAAAATTTTCAAAGATATTCTAATCGATAAGCTCATTATGGATATCCTAGGATATGAAGAACCTCCTGTGTCTTATTCGGAATACCTTGATCGAAAAAATACAAAACTATATGATCTTCTTACGAAGGATGATCGTTTCCATAAAAATTATGATGCATGGTTAAATAATGTTTCAACCGTTCTTGTTGGTATTGAAAAATCGATTGGACTCCATGTAAAATATGTAGAAGAATATCTGGTTGGGAAAGATCTATTTTTTGCACCATTGGTCAAAGTAATCAATCGTTTCAAATCGGCATTTGTTACGATTAATAAAACATCGATTGAATACATCGTCGATGATAAAGTTGATATTGGAGGAAACCTAAACAGTCTCCATCTATTTGATGCATTCAACTTTACGGCCAACCTTGTATTTATGAATCAAAAAGGAACCAATGCGGAGTTTGGGCTCTATGATACGATGCATTCCTCTCATAGTACTCGTATTGGACGAGACTCTTTTGGAATGCATGATGAAGTGATGTGTTACAAAAATAATGTATTGGTGTAATAAAGAGAGGAGGGAATTCCCTCCTCTCTATTATAAATCATATGAATGCATCATTCCGTGAATTAGAATATTTTGGGATACTTTTTTGGTGATTTTTCATCGATATTCAGTTGTACTGTTTCGGCAACTCATATGATAAGACAATTCATGAGTTAGGAGCTGATGATTATGGGAAGTTCAATTCTACCCAAAACAAATAAATCGCAACCAAACGAAATTATCAATTATTTAGATCCAGATGGATTGCGCCAATTGTTACGACAATTAAAACTCCATTTACAGTTAAAGCCAGATACGGATATTGATTTTTATGATAGTAGGAGCAATCATAAATTTACATCTGTATTACATAACAAAGGTTCCTATCAGCGTATGGAAATTAAGACGTATCCTGACAATGATGGATATGAGGGATATGCCGGAATCCATATTGATAGTGGAACATTTGGATTGCAACATTCGCTGGAAGATTGGACGGAAACACAATCCAATGCATCCAAACAGGAACACGTTAACCGGGTTCAAATTGGAGCAATGGCAAATATCCCATCCAAAGAAGGAAGTTATATCACAAAGGGAGAAATTGATACAAATTCTCATCGTCGTATTGCGGCAATGTTATTCGACCCATACGATGGTCGTGCATATTTGTACTCTAATGACGATGCACGTTACGTAAACAACCTCCATCGTTCCAAGGATACAAAACTTCCGGCTCGTACGGTAGCACGTATTGGGGATATCCCAACGCATCTTACTGATTTGGAAAATGATTTAGATTTTGTTGCAGACATTGATTACCATCATACTGATAATAATTTCACAAACTCCAATCGATATCTTGTTGATAATTTGGACGACCGTACATTTGTATACCCAGAAATTGCAAAAGACACCGATGGAAATTATATTGAGAATTATCGTGTCGGTCTCTCTGGTGAACAGGTATATGCAGAGGGTGATGGTGAGTTTTCCATCAACCAACAGTATGGTTTCCAGGATCGTATTGATGCGGTAATTTCATCCTACGGATACAACCGGACCTATTCGGGAGTAAACCATAAACCTGGATATCTTCCTGCAATCTTTCGTTCCATTGAAGAACTAAAGAAAGTAGACTTGGTTGGTCAGCTGAGAACCCCAATGACCAATCGAGATACCCCTGGAGCAAAGAGACCATACAACTATTACCTGTTTGATGGTGTATGGAGTCCATCATGGTATGATCGGGAAGGATACAAAGATTCATATCTTGCACAATCACTGAATCCTCTTTCATTTGAAAATGTATTGGATCAACGAGAGCCAAAACCGTTCGCAACACTGAATCAAGATCCCAATAATAAATATACGACTGCAAAGTTGTATCAGTGGAGATACAATCGTGTTTCGATTGTATATCATTCCAAAGACATTTCAATCAGTGTCGTAGATGCTGGGAAAGAATATCGTGTTGGAGATATTCTACGATTCACATTCTGTGATGATGTGATCAAGTTCAAGGTAAGCCGCGTCAATCAGATTGGCGGAATTATTTCGGGGGAACACATCAAAGATGTTTCTCGTATCTACGAACAGGATCCATCAACCCATCGCGTCGGCATTTCATTTGCAAATGCATCTTCCGTTGGATCCGGTGCAACATTGGCAATTGATTGCAAAGCAACAATCAAAACAAATGCAACGCAGATCAAAAATAACCTGTATGCATATGTTGATATCACCCCATCCGTTCGAAGCGATAATACGTCAGAATGGTCTGATATATCCTCTCCGACAGATAGCGGTGGACGTGTTGTTGTTCGTAGTACTGCAGCACATCCTGCATATAGTGGAATTAATTCAGGGCGCGGTGGCCCGGCTGGAAATCCAAATGGAACAAACCTTAAGCTTTATGAGCATGGAGGAAATGCAACGGCTGGTATCCACGTTCATCTATTCCGCTACGTCATCAATACGCAGAATCCATCTTGGGTCATCAAAGATGGCGTTCAAGTATTCTTAGGTGATTGGGTCGATCAAGGACCTATGGGATTGGAACGTCCGTGTGACATCAAAGCACTTCTTTTCAGCAATCCAGATACGAATAATTTCAATAATTATTACAAATTTAATCTGGATACATATTTTGATACCATTTCAAGGAATCCGGATAGTGTTGTTACAGGAAATTCAAATGCAATTTCGCAAATGTATTTACACGTAGCGCAAAAAGATCCAGATCCTGATCAGAAATTTTTCGATACAAAAGTGAATGCATCTTCTGCTCAAATTGAACAGATTGATATCACAAATAAAGTGTTGTATCTCAATGCAGCAACACGCGTTGCATTCATTTATAATGCAGGACCAAAAAATGATTCAGCATTTGGTTATGGCTACCAGAATGCTGGATGGCTTCCGATCGCAGGATCGGTGAGTAGGTAGTTCTCATATTCATAAAAAAGGTATAAAAAAGAAGAGGGAGAAATCCCTCTTCTTCTTTTTATGAATATAAATTCAGTTCTTCTGGTGGTATGTATGGTTTTGCGACAGGTTTTGGTGTTGCCTGTTCTTTTGTAACTTTAGGATACAAACAAATGGTTCCATCATCTTTGAATTCGACTTTGTACATGTCATATTTTAAATTTCGTAACACAATTTGTCGACTCTTATCTGCAAATAAAGTCAACCATTTGCTCATGATAATCCCTCCATTATTGCTTCTTTAACTTTTCATATTCCTCATCAATGAGATATTTGGATGCATTGTTGGATGCGGCAACGGCCAGCTGATCTGCTCGATTATTCATGTCATTATCAGCATGACCCTTCACCCATTTCCAATTGAGCACAATACCCTTTTCTTCCGCGATTTTGATCACTTCAATAATCTCTTCCCAGAGATCTTTATTTTTGACCATTCCGCCGGTTTTTGTAACCCAATTATTCTTCTGCCAGTTTGCCAACCATCGCATGGATATTGCGTTGATGCAGTACTGGGAATCACTGAACGTAATGATTGCCTTGGAATCAGACAACTTTTCATCGATACATTTCATGGCCTCTTTCACGCCATTGATGATCGCCATCATTTCCATTCGATTATTTGTTGACAATCGATACCCCTGACTATTTTCAATCTTTACGGGGGTAGGCATTTCATCATCTTTTACTGTCGGCGTATATTGACAAATGTATGCCCATCCTGATGGGCCCGGATTTGATAGTGAACTTCCGTCAGCCCATATCTCTATTGGTAGCGACATGATAAAACCCTCTCCTTTAACAAAATAACACTTTATTTATGAATCCTGATTATAAATATAATATATCATTTTTTATTTCCTAGATCTGATCAAGGAATGTATCCTATGTATATGTGACCATGGTATAAATACGTTTATGATTTTGAAATGAAGAGGTGTAATTGATGGTAAAAATTCAAGTATTGGGAAAAGGGTATCACCCTCTTATTGGCTTTCTTCCGAAATGGACCCCATTCTATGCCGATCAGAATACAATCGGTTGGTTATTAGCGGCCGGGACATTTAAGATTCGATATTTCAATCCAGATACGAATCGTATGGAAGATATTGATCGAAAGAACTATATTCCGGTATGTAATAATATTTTCAGTAAACCGATCCCTCCTGTGATTCCGAAAGAAATATACGAAAATCTGAATAGTGATCCTCCTTCGGTTGAACCACCATCTGAAGATCCTGGTAGCGGTGGGACTCCTTCCAACCCACCAAGCGGTGGAGAAACACCAACACCGCCTGGAGGAAATACTCCCAATCCAGGACAGCCACCGAATCCTCCTAAGCCCCCAAAAGAGGAACCATCTGAACCGGAAGAACCAGCAATTGATCCGAGCGAAGAAGCCACATTGGAAGCAATATCCGATCCTCCATTTATTCACGAGCGACAAGATAAAGATTTCAGATTCTGCAATGACAGCGAAACGTATGCAATGATGAATCCTGACGTAGAGGATGGTAAAATTGTTCTTTACAAGAATACCCTCACGGAAATTTATGCAAGAATTATTCATCAGGATGGAATTCTTGAATTCGACCAATATGCTCCAACGAATGACTTTAAGTATGAAACCTACAATGATGAATCGATTAAGCGCACGAGAACCAAACCAACTGGGCGTGTTGAACGAACGAACGTAAAACTTCAGACGACAAAAATTGCAACATATAAGGGAGAAGATGTAGATTATGTTGAGAACGCAACATGTGGTATTATCTCATCTATGCGGAAATGGTCCAATGCCGACGTTCTTCCATATGAGCAGAAATATTTCAATTATAAGAATTGCCCATATGGTGTTGCTATCACCGAACTTAATGGTTTGAAAAAAGATCTATCTTCCCCTGAGACGGAAGAACATCATAAGAACGAACTTGAAGGAAGTATTCGCTATGGGTCAATCTCGTTCTACGGATTCCCGACGGAACTATCTTCTGACTTCTCACAAGAATCTGAAAAGCAATTTAAAGTTTCATATATTGGAGTCAAGGGTGGGATGACCACACAACAAACGGTTGCGATTCCATTCATTCTCAAGGATAGAACATTCTTGTCATGGTACGATATTGGCATTCTGAAAGAACAGAAAAAAGCTACTTCGGCAGAAAAGGCAAAAATTCTTGAATATTCAAAAGATTTTACGCAAGTAAATATTATCCATGAACCCGGTTACAGATTCGCAATTGGTCAACATGTTCAATATAATCCAAGACTATTTGCAGCTCCAGAGGGAGTTCCATTCAATATTTCAAAAACAACTGGATTGCTCCGTACGACATTCTTCGTACGCAAACCATATGAGCCAAAAATTCATCTCGTTGATTACGATATGATGGATGTATTATATCAATACACAGGTTATGAAATGATAGATATGTATGTGACTGTCCATTATCTTGATGAGAAACATACGAAACTCGAACAACGTTCATTGATGAATCGATTTGTATATGACATTGATGATTATGCAGTATCAGAGTATCTTTCAGATCGTGGTGAAAGTAAAAAGTCGGCAGGTATTATGGGCGAATACTGGAATGATATTACTACTGGTTGTACCAGTGATATCTGGTTTGTTGCCCTTAGTGGAAGAACTCTTGATAAAGATCCCGATCTCAGTAAAGCGCTGTGGGCAAATTACAAATTATGGTTTGATGTCAACAAAGCTCCTCACTAATTTGACTATGGTTTATAAAAAAGAAAGGGTGGATGTCCACCCTTTCTTTTTTAATCGTTCATATGTTTTTCGATGTTCTTATTGTATTTCTTAACGAACGCTTTGAATTTTTCATCGGATTGCATTTTATCGATACGTGCCAACAGCTGTGCTTCTTTCTTTTTATTCTCTTTGGCTTTTCGTTTTTCTGCAATCTTATGATCGGTTTCATCAAATCCAATGTTTCGTCGAAGATCTAAAACATCCACGCCATTTCGCTCAAGCGTACTGAAGAACTCTTCGAGCTTTTCATCAGCGTTTGTGAGGTAACGACGACGTTGTGATGGTGCTGATAATATGGCCGCTTCCAATCGCTGATCATGCAACCATACATCGTCTTTATTCGCCCAACTACCATTCATACGAATCTGGTCGAAGATTGATGTTTTCTCATCAATGTCAAAGATGGAATCCGTCATAAATGCAGAGGACCAATAACCGCCTCCATTTGAAGAGTTTTCAGCAGCATCCATTTTTCGAAGCGCTTCATGGACATCACGTCTGATCAGCTCTTTGTAATAATCTTTCTTCTTCCGCTTTCGTTTCCTCTTTGAACGGAATGTTTCAACTGGTTCATATCCTTTCATATACTTCATGTCGATATTCCGTACAGGCATTTCAATGAATAGTTCCTCATTCACAAACGGACGGTCTTCTTCCGGAACAAGACGGTTGAATTCTTCCTCTTCATCATACTCTTCATCCGCCTCAAAGTATCCCTCCTTCTTTGTCGTATATAAATCGGCGGGGTCCAGATCGCGATTCGCAATGTAATTGATGATCTGTAATACATTGTAATCTTTCATCCGCTTTAACTTTGGACGAGGAATTGCTTTGGAATAGATCCTTCCTTCATGTACCAGCTCCATGAATTCTTCTTTTGTATGAAGATAATCTTTCTCCGAAAGAATATTCCACGCATCCATCACCGTACGCATCGCCTCAACAAATTGATCTGCTCTACGATAGATGGTTTTCACCATTGCCAAACGAGAGCGAATATCATAAAAGACGTCCTGTTCTTTCAATTGTTCATCTGTGTAATGATAGCGATCCCTCGGTCCATAGTCATGAACAATTGTTGTCTCACAACCTTTTCGGATTTCCTCCATTTCTTTTTCCGTATATTTGTGAATCCGACGTTTCTTTTTTGGTCGATATATTTCCGATGGTTCGATATCGACAATTTCATCATCCTGATTCGGTTGTAATTTTACCAACTCTTCGGATGTTAATACATCAACAGTTTCATCATCATGAGATTCCCGAAAAGGTCGTTGATCCGAATTTCTTCGTCTCTGATAAGGATGATCTTTATGAGATCTTCCTTGTGCATCTAATATGGATGCCCATACCTCATCTGAATTCATAAATCGATCCTCCTTCATTCCTAATCATCATATGATGGAATTTCAATTGGGTTCATATTTACTTCCCGGGCAAATATTCATGTATAGATATTCCCAATAATATTCCGTGTGTCCATCAAGCATTTTGACAAGGTCTATGATTTTTAAATCCATTAGATCTTCAAGAGTCCACGGACATTCTTCCGGAATGAAATTTTTATTTCGATCGAGAGATGGATGTTCCTCAATTGCAACGAAATATCTATGAATTGCATTCTCATAGATAATTTTTAACCGATTTTCTATTCCACGAATTACGTTGGTTTGACGTTTCGGCTGTCCCCAATCAAGTGATGAATATAAATTCATCCGTTGCTTATTGATTGATACTTCCCATCCCCTTGCATCCCGCTCAACATCGTGGTAATTACCACAATATGCAAGTTTCAGAACATGTTCGATGATTCGTTCAACTTTAGCCCCGAGTTTTCTTGCATCTGATTGTACAGATTCCATGTATAATTCATCCATTTCAGTTCTTGCAAGATCGAGTTCTCCCTGACGAATTAGATCAGCGATTTGTCCAACACGTTCAATGATTGACTGAAGGCGTAACCATAATTCGCTCATTTCGATTTGTTCATTTTTATCCATATCAAATTCCTCCCCCTATTCATCGTCATCATCTGATATAATCGTAATCGGATTCATATTCAATTTCCATGGCGGATTTTCTTCCAACCATTGTCGGTAGTACATTGTATGATTTGGTAACATTTCGACTAAAGTTAGAATATCATCGTCCATAAGATTAGCAAACGTCCACGGACATTCTTCTGGGATGAATTTCATATTTTCTTGTAGGGTTGGATTTTCTTCGGATGCACTACGATAATATACCATAGCGCTTATATACATATCTTGCAATTGATTCTCGATGCTATGAATTACATTTATTTTGCGTTTGTTTTGTACCCATCGTACATTTGTCTTTATTGCATCTCTATGAGATGTAACTGACGCTTTCCAACCACAAGCATCCCTTTTCATATAATGATAACTATCACAATATGCAAGCTTGAGAACATGCTCCATCATCCGAATCAGTTTATTTTCATTTCGTTCCACACTTGATTCGACGGCTTCCATGTAAAGATCATCCAAATCGGATTTTGCCATTTCAACATTTCCTTCCTGTAGCATGATTGCAATCATGGTTAGCCTTTCAGATATTTCTTTCAACCGCAACACCGATTCGTTATATATGATTTCTTTTCCTCTATCCATATCAGATTCCTCCATATAATTATTATCCTCCATATTAATAATATAATATATCAATAAAAAAGGGAAGGGGATTTCTCCCCTTCACCTTTTTCATGTTCCAGTAAAAGAATAAGGTAAACCAGTCATTGTTTCAAATTCATCATTTGTGATTTTTCCTGCATACTTAAACTCCAACAGTGGGTCAACCCGTTCAATCGGCAGATGCGTCTGCTGAATGGATTCCAGATTTTTAATTTCATCTGGGGTAAGATCGGTACGTGCTGTGAAGTTTATGTAATTAGGGATGGACATATCGAGATCACCCATAATCATTCATCTCCATTTTTCAAAAATTCATTGAATTCAGTGTAATCTTTATTATAGATTTTTATGTAATTAAACAGATTCGCCATGGATTTCATTAATCCATCTTTGATTTGTTCCTTCTCCCAGGATTCTTTATTTCGAACCCCATTGCTATCCCATTTTATTTCGATTTCGCAGCTTATGCTACTGATGAAAAAATCTGGAATATAAAAATGATCCTTACCATCATATGTATATGAATATAGATGAGGGGAAGGAGACATGATATCAGAAGATTTCCATTTTAATACTTGATCCAAATATTTCAAGAAATCGAGTTCATATGTTCCCGTATATTCGAATTCAACGCCATCCCGGAATTTGTATTTCCCAGAAATCTTCCGATTCGCCAACATCTTTTTCTGCTGTTCGGGATCATCAAGAAGATTTACTTTTCCATACTTTTTCAACATACGACCATCGACTTCTTTTTTGTATGTTTCTTTGCATTTTGGATTCGTACAGAAACGGCAATATTTCATCGTAACACGATTGAATTCCGTTTTGTTTTTACATATGATACAAGATCCTTGATCTTTTTTGGTTAGAAGATAGTAGAAATATCGAAATCCGTCCATATCTTCCGGGAGAGATTCTTTATGCATCTTTTCATAATGCTCACCCATAATATATTTAGGAGACTTCACTCCCTTTTTGATTCCATTGGGAATAACAGAAAAATCGCAAAATTCGCATCTGTATTTTTTAGCCATTTCGAAACCACCTTTTTAATATCCTTACGAAAAAGATACCTGCTGATTTATTAAGAAGGAGTGTTCGATAAATGAACGATTATATTGATCTAATTGAATTCAAAGATGATATTGAGTCTATTGGACTTGCAATTGCAGATATTTCTGTGAAATTATCCAGAGATAAAGATGGTGTGTTTAATTGGATGACATCTGATACGAGAAGAGAGATTTCAGATACACTTTCGAAATATGCAGATTATGGTCGCATGGTAGTAAGTGAAGCCCGTTCACTCCCAGCGCCAGTGGTCGGACAGGAAGTATTGGCATTCCGTGATATCCAACCATTCCTCTTCCCGAAATTTGATTATGCATCGATCGTTCTTGCAACGAATGATATTTTAAATGCAAAGAATGAGGATGCGGATATCCATAACACATTGAGTCTTCTCTTACAGAAATATTTCAATATCCATGATACGTCAGATATTTGGCAACTTTTTGAAATGGGAATTAAGAGTGTACATCCTTCCGAAACACTTGATAATTCCTATTTTACTTCCATTCGTGGAAATTTAACGGCAGATACATCTATTGTTGGAATCATTCTAAAAGCACTTGATACATCCGTTCAGGCATGCCAGGATACATTGATCGTCGCCGATATGTATACATTTACAAAGCTATCGTCCATATTCCATGAAGGATATGTCAGGGTGGCAATCAATACGTATATGATGCAGAATTGGATGCTCGGTGAATATGTTCGCGGGTTTGATTCCGATGTACCAGTGACTGAAGCAACCGTAAATGATTTCTCTTCCAATTTCAAAGGACTTTCTATATTTGCAAAGAAGACAAATATGGATTGGTTGAATGGGGATATGAATCCATTCCTTACGACATTGAAGGAATTTATATGCCAGCTCGGGAGCATCAATCAAGTCGAAAAGGTAACTGCTGGTGAATGGGCGAGTCGTTCTCTCGGGAAAGAGTTGAAGAAAAATACGCTCTATCAACTTTTGGAAAAACATTCCTATGATTGTCGTCAAAATGGGAAAAATCGCCCATATGTCGATCGTTGTTATTTCGATTCACTCGATTCGATGTTTATTGATGAACTAAAAGCAATCATGCAGTTGAAAACAATTTCAACGGATGGAAATACCTTTATTTCCCCTGCTGATGAAATTTGCAATATTGTTATGTCGGTACCTTGCGGTATGACGGTTGATGCTGTGAAAAAGTTTGCATTGGATCTTTATTTATTTGCAGTAACTCTCCCATGTGATCGATCACTTGGAGGTTATGCAGTTCCATATGATAGAACGGCAACTACCCAGTCCGGCACATCCGATGAAGTACGAAGTCTCGGTATTGTCCATAATACATTCAAACCAATACGAGAAGCAATTTGGAAGCGGTTTGGAATGATCGAGGAACAGTACAACGACATTTGTGTAGATGAACCACAGCCGCAGCCATATGATCTCAATATTGGAGATTTCATTACGACGGAGCCACAAGAGCAGTCATATAAAAAGATGCAGTATCCATTCGTAAACGATGTCATTACAGAATGTTATGCAATGCCGTTCTATATTCAAGAATCTCTGCGTAGTGAATATCTTGCGACCCTTGATGCATTTAAAGATTCGATTCTCTTCAAAGAAGCGGATGAGGATTCTTCTGACCTATCCGATATGGAAGGAGTAAACAATCAGAAGGATTCAACGACACAGCAGAATTCATCAAACGATAATATGGTTAATGCAGCCAAGAAAACACTATCCAATATTCTGGATAAGGTTGTTTCACTGATCAAAGGAATGATAAAACGCATCAGTGATTTTATCAAGAAGCAGAGTGTTGCTGCTGCAATCAAATGGGTGCAGGATCATAAAGCAGAGCTTCAGAATATCAAACTTTCTGATACTGTTACAATGCCAGAATGGTTGGTTTATCGGAATCCAATCAAATTCAACTTCACCAATCGCGCAATGATGGCAATCACCCCAGCTGATACATTTGAAAAATACCAAGAGCAATTGGTTTCTTTCTATGGGGATAAGAAGGTATACGATTGGTTTAACGGAGACGATTCATCCAATGCGTCACAGAAATACAAAAATTATATTCTATTCAATGATGATGGAACCGATCCAACGCCTCGGGTATATTCAGCAGCCGATGTTGCGCAAGCGATTCCTATTTGGGTAAATAATATCACAAACCTCGATGATGTTGTACAACAGATGGAGCAGATTTCTGAGAATCTGATCAATAATATTTCGGCGATCAAATCAAAACTTTCCAACGAGAAAGATATGAGTAAGATTAACGAATATCAAAATATGCTCAATGCTGCAAATAAAGCAGTAAGTGCTGTTGTAATACCAACGCCAGCAATCATCATCGATGCAATCATGCAACAGTATCAGTATATTCAATTTATTTACAACAACCGCGCCACCACGAATTGATCCAATATCCATAATAAGGAGGGGAATATTCCCCTCCTTATTTTATGATCAAAATTAAAACCAAATAGCAACACTAAAATGTAGAGGAGAATATAATGCGACATCTGCATGCGATATTAACGACAAATTGCAATCTCCGTTGCCCGCATTGTGGAGTACCAGATAATGTTGAAATATATAATGAAGAAAAAGTATTGGATGCAATTAAAAATTTCGATGGGGAAGTAACATTATTTGGTGGCGAATGCACACTATATGAAGATCGTTTTATAAAAGCATTGGAAACAAAAAATGTGAGATCGGTGTCCACGAATATGATGGATATCTCTGGAAAACGATTGGAATTATTCCGTGGGAAGGGCTTTGCAACATCCTGGAATCCTGCACGATTTACGCCAGCTCAATACAACACATGGTTACATAATTTGGAAGAAGTGTCCAATATAGAGGCAACGTTCATCATTATGATTACATTAACGCCAGATTTGATTGCCATACCGCCCATTGAAATGGTGCAGCGGATCCAATCATGGGAATATTTAAAAGGGCTTGAGTCGATTCGGTTTGAACAATTAATTGATCCATCTCAATCGCAAGCATTCTACGATAGCGTTGACGATTGGTTGTGTGAATTTCATCTTCATTATATTGAATCCGGATGCACGATCCGAAACATGATTGATGACCAAGTGATGCAATGGATTTTTAATTGCCAGGACCAATATACATTATATCCGGATGGGCGAATTGTAAATTTATGTGCCATTGCAGCATTCCCTACTATATGTAAATCTTGTATTGGGTGCAAATATGCACAGATATGTACCCCATGTAGACTGCAACAACATTGCACATTTCCCAAAAAATTATATGAAATGATTAAAAAAGAGAAAGGGGTTTAAACCCCTTTTCTCTATTTCACATTTCAATTAAGCCTTCTACGACTTTATAATGAATTTGTTAGAGGAAGTGATTGTGTGGAAGATATCATAAAACAGAAGACACGATTGATCTTCGATGATTATACAGATAATGAGCGACGGTACATTGAAAATTTAGCTTCTACAATGGATAACGTATTTATCTATTTAAATGAAGAAAAGCGTCGTATTTGTTTACCAACAGGAATGGAGAAATCCATTGGGAAATTATTCCCAAAACACAAACTGATTGATGAATCCAACGATTGTTGGGATTATGACCGAATTCCGATCATCGAACATCCGATGAAACCTCGCAACCAGTTGCAAGAAGATTTCATTTCATATGCATTGGATAAAATTTCAAAACAACAGAAAGTAGCGGGTATCCTTTCACCTGGACAGGGAAAACTAGAGCCAATTAGTAGGAAGATTCCTGCACCAAATTCGCAAGGATTTATCCGAATGGGTGATATTCGTGTCGGGGATCGGATCTTTGGTTCCAATGGTAAAATTATCAATGTTACTGGGGTTTTCCCTCAAGGAGTTCAGGACATATATAAGATCACATTTAATGATGGAAGATATGCTCTTTGTGGTTTAGATCATTTATGGACTGTAACTACTGCGTGGCCGTCGAAGCCGAGAACGATTCGTACGCGCGATATGTTGGAAGATTATCGTTCATTTGTTCCTCACATTGCACGAGATAATGTTCGAACTGGCTCTAAACGAGAACCATATTTGTACAAATATCGAGTACAGCTTCTATCATCTCCGGTAGAATATCCACATCGGGATGTTCCCATTCATCCATATGTATTAGGAGCATTTATTGGGAATGGATGTTGTACATTAGGTCCCCTCTCTCTGTCATCTGGAGATAGTTTTGTTCCAAAAAAAGTAGCAAAACTTTGTGGGTTCATTACAAAGAAGCGAAAAGATAATTACACATATGAATTTTTTAAAGATGGGAAAAAGGTACATACCAAGGACTTCTTTAAAAATATTCCAGAAATGATTAATTGTTATTCTCGTGATAAAAAAATCCCAGAAGTATATTGCTATAATGATCCAATGATTCGGTTGGAACTATTAAGAGGATTAATGGATACCGATGGTTCTATATGTAATGGGGATGGAATCAGATATAATGTTTCGTATTCATCGTGTTCAAAAAAATTACTAGAACAAATCCAAGAAATAATTCGGGGATTTGGTTATTCGTCAAATATAAACGCTCCAGATAAGAGAGTCGATAAATATGTAGAAGGTTATCATTCTGATGTAAGTATTCGAGTTCCTCAGAAATTCAAACAGGAAATTTTTACACATCCGAGAAAACTTTCTATTGCAAGAAACGCTGCATTAGTTAAAGATTTTCAGCAACCATTTAAATATCTCATTATCAAAGATATTAAATTGGTAAAACGTGAAGAAGCTCAATGCATATCCGTCGATGCGCCAGATCAATTGTATCTTACGGAACAATTCATTGTTACGCATAATACGTTCATGGCGTGTTATTGCGGGATCGCAGCGAGATTGAAAACATTAATTATAGCTCCAACATCATCGATTCGACAACAATGGGCTGATACGTTGACGGAAATGTTTAAGGTCGATCCATCTAAAGTATTGATTGCGAGAACACCGGAAGATTTCATTCATCGAACGAAAGATGTATGGTTCGTAGTTACAATTCATCCGACGTTAGCATCACTGAACAGCCGATATGATATGGAAAATGTTCTTCGCAATTGTAAGTTTGGGTTTAAGGTGATCGATGAAGTCCAGATGTGGTTTCAGAATATTATTAATATCGATGGGTGTTGTAATATTCCAAACAACCTATACCTTACAGGGACATTTGGTCGTTCTGGTGAAGCAGAAAATAAACTTTATCAGGAAATGTTTGGGGATATTAATATTTTCCGAGAAAAAGAAAAGACGCCAACATTTTGGAATCGTAAGCCGGGAAACATTTATGGTATGAAGCCCCATACGATTTGTAAAATGTTTTGGGCACATTCTCATCTCACCAAAGAAGAATTACAAAAGGTTACAAATAAATGGAGATATTCAGAGAGGTCCGATAAGTGGACGCGGATCGGAATTGGAGTTGCGACATATTCCAAACTGATCTTCCCTGAAGATGGAACAATCACTCCATTTATGAAGCAGCTGATTAAAATCATTCGGCGTGCATTTAAAGAATGCGATTATGGGAAAACATTGATCCTAATGCCAAGCATCTCTTCTGCGGAAATGTTCAAATCAATCATGGAGGAGATGTATCCTGATTTAACGGTCGGAACAATTCATTCCTATAATTCATTCGCGGAAAATGAAAATAATAAAAAAACTTGCGATTGTCTTGTTTCGACGCCTCAATCGGCTGGAACTGGATTTGATTATAAGGGATTATCCCGACTGATTGTTGCAGCGCAATATAGTTCATGGATTTTAACATCACAGATTCGAGGACGTTGTCGTGTTCGTGATGATGGGCGAGCTACTTACATGTATGACATGGTTGATGCAGATATCCCACAGTTGCGTAGATGGGCAAATAAACGAGCTGCAATTTTACGAAAAGAATGTTTGGAATTTAAAGTTGTTGATATCGATGCATGAAAGGCGGATATAAATGGATGCACAAAATGATGTCCTATTGATGGATATTGAAAAATATGAAACGGATCCAGAATCGTCCAGCTTAATGATTCAGGGGATTCCTCCGGTACTCCAGGATTATATTTATGATGCGATTGAAAATATTCGGAAAGAATTCAATCGTCTAAAAAGCATAAATAAATATGTCGCAATCGGAAGTCAGTTTACATTATTCACTGAAGGATTTGCATACGATGATACAACGTGTAGAATTTGTGTGGGGAGCGGCGAGGCATCCGATGCATCATATGATGACACAATGACCTTTCTAGCTGAGCTCGTCGCATATACGGATCTTTATCTTAAAGATAAGGGAATGTATCTTTGCTTTCCTTCGGATAATCTTCCAAAGAATAAGATTAATCTTTATCTATGCTTGGAGAGTTTTAAGAATTCCATTATGTCGTGGAACTATGTCAAGAATCTTCCCGTAACGGAAGCTTCATCCCCTCCTCTTCCGACAAATAAAAATGCGCTAACTAAGTTGATGAATGTTGCAAAGAGCATTGTTGAACAATCAAATGATATTAAAGATGCTCAGATGAAAGAATTTTCTGAAATTATCAGTAAGGATCTTTTACAGAAATGGGCTCCCGGATTTCAGAAGGTAACATTTGAACTATCTGATGAAAAGGATAATGTAGTATCCTATCGCATTCCAAAATTGGATCAATCTTTTATTTCTCGCTTTGTGGAAGGAACAGAACAGATCAGAGGATTCCTTCATAAAGAGCCAACCATTAAGATTCGGATGTCCAAATCCATTTTCCAGGATGCAAAATCTCCAGATGGAATTGTAAAGTTCCTAAAGCGTGTCGTACAATATTACGACAAGGGAGCTTCTACAGTTACAAACAAACTGATGTATCAAGCAACAAGAATTCCGTCGAACCTAAAGAATTTTATTCGAACCAATCAAACGTTCTACAAAGTATTTGCAACGCCGATGGAATCTGTATTCAATATTCGTGATGTAAAGTTGGATGATCCTAAAACTCTTACATTGAGTAAGGATATGATACAATCCATCAATAACTTCTTCAAGAGCATTGCACGTAGAACAGTGACTTCTGCGGATAAGGATAAAATTCTCAATGAAGTGAAATCCATTCTAAATCTTCAGAAAGATAAAACATTCGAAGAATGTGTTGAGAAATTCACATCCGGTGCATATAATCATGAACTAGAATTGCTTCAGCTTGAATATGCACGTAAGCAATGGGATCTTGAAGTTTGTAATGATCGTGATCGTTATTGGAGAGAATCTTCTGGAATGAAGAAGCTCAAAAATATTCCGCGATCCATCATTCCATATATTCAGATTGAAATTGAATCCATTAAAGATGATATTGATAAAAATCTTATCGTCGGATATATTGTTTCAAAACTCGATCTTGTGGATTGGTATATTGAACTGCTTGATACTGGATCAAATAAATACATCGTTCCCCATACGAGACTTTATCTTGTCAACTTTAAGAAAGAACTTCTGAAGCTATATAAGATGGCAATGAATAAAGTCCCTGCAGATCGTACAAAAAATAGGATTCCATATCCAGAAGGTTATGAAGGATAAAAAATAAAGGAGGGGGAATATTCCCCCTCCCTATTTTTTGTTACGCAAGATACTTTTTGTAGAGGAAGTATCCGGCTGCTGTCAGCCCGATTGCGCCAATACCAACGCCGCCAATGACAAGACGCTTGCGGTTCCGACGGACCCTTGCCTTGTCATACATGGTATCGAAATCAGCTGCTGTGAGCATACGAAGCATGTGCTTCGAAACATCCTCTTTTGAACCGGTGTACTCATCACGCGGAATGATGTCTTCGTACGCATACTCACACTGCTCGCAATAGGGATTGAAGATCACGGAATCCACATCCCTAATCATCTCCGTGAGTTTTGCACGTGTTTCACCACACGCAATCCCGCCGGCATACGGAAGATGAATCGAAAGTTCACCCATATCATTCTCATCGACTTGCAGCCCGATGAGGTGGTGAAGAACTTCGAGATTGAACAGAACTTTGAAATCCTGAATCTGATCCGGAGTCATCTGCCCGCGCGTATACTTTGCGATATGGGAATTCACCCACCTGCGAAGCGAATCAACATCACTGATGAATTCACGACCATTGATCATAATTATCTTCTCCTTTATGTATAGATTGATCATCCCATTACATAAAGAATATATAATTAACATCTTATAACATCCGATGGATATTGCTCGTATATGATTGGATCGCATCTTTGCGTTTCCGGTCAGAATCATGGAATCGTTTGAGAACACGAATCATTTCAAGAACAGATTCGGAAATATTAACGAATTTACGGATGATTTCGAGAAGTTTCCCATCATACTGATTTCGTAGTTCAATGAGCCGATCGATCAGTTTACGAACATACAAAACGCCACTATTTTCGTTGTATTTCTCTTGCTGGTTTATGTCCGAAACGATTTCATAAAATTTCTGTAATTCCCTACAATCACGATATTCAATTGCAATGATCCCATCAATGAGTCGGTATAATTGATTTCCATCATCTTCTGCAATCGATTCAATGATTGCTTTGATTCGTTTATATTTTTTCGATTCAGGTTTCCTCGTATTATACATTTGCATCATATGCATTGCATCTACCGGATTATCAAATCGCATAGTAACAATTGGAACACCTGGAGTTGATAAATCAATCATGGTATATCGATTTTTTGAATCTGGGCCAGCAATTGCAATGTCTGGGAAATCTGCATCGACGGGAGGAATTTCATTTCCGCCCAATACATATTTTTTCCTATCGCGAATGTAATAAACAACATCCGGCATTTTTATACGGATTGCATTATACTCTTCCCATGTTACGGACATGTGTCGATAATGTCGTTCCGCCGTTTCGTAGTTATGATCAAGATCCAATCCTTTTGGTAGGATTTTAATGGACCCTAAGTGATGAAAATCTTCCTTCAAGTCAAACATCTCCCTTAATGTAAGAATCTTATCGTATGCATGTTATAGTTGCGTACATCATGAAATCGACAGTTCTATCTATTTAGGAAAGTAGGAGTTATAATGGAAAATTTGGTAGATTTTTATAATGATCTAAAATCTCAGATGGATCCAAAGTCACAGGATACTGAGATTCAGAATCGCTCGAAAGAAGTATGGCGCAACAATATGGTGGCAAAGAGAGACAATCTCGTTGAGGATTGCGCAAAGCGGATCATCATTGATATTTATCATCACACACTTCCCCTCGATGACCAGTATAAAGATTGCAACCAGCAGATGGTTTCCGATGATGTTGGGAGTATGCTTGATAAAAAGAACATGACGCCGATGCAGTATTTTAAATCTGCATATGAAAAGACGCATGCACCTCTTCTTGAGTTTGTCATTCGTTCCATCAATGAAATCGGTCGTCAGTATCAGGAAGATGCTGCGGAAGATATGAAGGATAAGGAAGAGAAGGGTCTTCCTCTCGTTGCAGTTGACCCTAATGAAGATAAAGTGGATTCACAGCTTCTGGAAATCAAAGGTGATTCAGAATATGAAGCATTTATGGATGCGCTAAAGCAGAAGACCATCAACAAAATTGTCTCAGATGTATCATCCCTTATCGATGATAAGAAGGAAACGGGTGATATGGAATTTAATTCTGACGATTCGTCAAATGAGAATGAACTTGCTCTCGAATCAGTCGTTGTCAACGCCGTTAATTATCTTGCACGCCAGAAGCTGATTATGGAAGCCGCCGTAGAAAAGAATAATTTTAACGGTGAAAATCTTGCAAATATTCCCGGTAGCATAGATCGGGTTCCTTTTGGAATGCCAACAGCCTCCCTCGATGATGTCGATATTGCCAAAGCAGATACATCAACGATGTCACTGGTCGATCCTGGAAAAATTTATAAGAGCGACAATGGAGTGCTTATATTCCCGACCAATGAAATTGGTGGAGAGTTATCAAAAGTAATTGCAGTGATTCGAAATGTGTTCGGATCTACAATGATACATGTATATGATTCGAATAAGACTGAGTATGATCCGATCGTTACCGGAGTTGCAATCGGTCTAAATGGCATTCGTGAAAATGACGGATCTATTCTTCTCTATAAAGATGGATATCCTCGTATTACCGTCGATCTCATCTCAACGATTAGTGTGCCAGCCACTCAAGATACGGAAGATCTATTCTCGAAATATCTTAACGCGGTATGTGCAAAGTTCAATGAAGATGTTTCAACGAAGTATGGCGTTAAGGCTCTACATTGGACAACACCTCAACCGGATACGACGACACATACTACGCTATTTGCATTTAATGAAGAGAATGAGAAACGTGCTCTTGAACTTCTTCAGAAGGAGCTTCCGGATGAAACGAAGAAGAGTTGGATTCGTCGGCTTCTTGATAAGATTCTTGGACGTTCCGAACTTACGCAGGATCAGCAGATTGGTGCTGCTGTTCGTGAAGCGACAATGGTTGAAATGGAAAGGGCATTTAACCAGATCAATGATAGAAATTACAAAACGTATCTGGAACATCTCAGCCATGGAAATGGGTATGTAATTCATCGATAAAAATGTATCTCATGGAGAGGGGGAATATTCCCCCTCTC